CTACTGCTGCTGCCGCTGCTGCTGCCACTGGTACCCCAGGTGCTTAATAAGCAGAACTGATTAATTTAAATAATTAATTAAAGATACCTATTACTCCTCTACCTACATGGGTAGAGGAGTAATAGGCTTATCTACGTCTTATTGTATTTTTTCTAAAACATATAATATTAAATTGGTACCGAATATTATATTGTTTCACTAAGGAGGAAACAAATATGTCTTACGATGAAAATCCAAATGGTTCTGCTTTATTCAGTGTACGAAATAGAAGCAACCGTAAATTTAAAGAAACACATCTACCATCGGACTTTTTTGATAATGATTCAGTTAATGCTGAACATTCTACTGTTATTAATAGTAATCCTTATTCTGTTATTATTAAAGAAGAAAGTGTATTTGGTGCTAAGAGTGGTAAGTCAATCGAACATCCATCTACATTATTTTCAACAACTGAAATCATTAACATGTCTAATACCGATATCAATATCAGTAATCGATTTGGATATGTATATCGATTAAAACCAGGTACAGAGAATTCTTCTTTAAGAAGATTAACTCTAGAAGATAAAGAAATGGTTTTACGATATGGTTCCGGTCTTTATATTATTGTTAGACATTTGTCTAATTTAGAATCAATAGTGCCGACTGTTGGTTTACTAAACTCAATTGAAAACAGCTATAAAGAATCAGGTAATAACGACGATGCTTTGTTTGGTATTACTGAAAATAGACGTTTATTTGGTAAAGTATTAGAAAATAAAAAAGAGTTGGAAGATAAGATATCCGATGTAATTAAAGCTACCAAAGGTCCTTATTCCACAAACCTCTACTTAGCAAATAGTGAGTTAGTTACTGTATTCTATTATCCTGAAGATATTATTCGCATGAATAAAATTATCTACGATAAAGAATTGGATATTGTCATTTCACCTAATGTAGTAAACTATAAACAAATCATCCACCCATCATTCTCTATTGAAGATTCTGAAATACATCAAGCTATTCGAAAAGAACTAATAGAACAAGGTAAATTAGAATCTATTAAATTCATTACCAATAAAGAAAATGGTAAAATTTACCGTAAGTTAGGTAATAAGATTCAAGTCATTAAAGGTGAAAAACCAACTAATGGTGAAGATTCTGGTTTATACATTTATACTTCTTATTTAAACGATGAAGATAATATCGAAGCGACTAATGTATTTATCCCTTACCGCGATAAAGAAGCATTGCAAGAACATGGTTACTTCACTACATCGGATGAAGCAAGAACTTATAATTCTGAAATTGAAATTCGTAAACTTAAACAACAGGAAGTTATCTTAAATAATCAATTTAAAGAACAGGAGCGTGAACACGAACTTAAAGTACGTAAACTGAATGAAGAGATTAATCAAAAAGAAAGAGAGCTTAAAGAACTTAAACTTAGATTAGATCATATTGAAACATTAGGTAATCACGAGAATTCTCGTGAAGAGAGAACATTTAAACGTGAAGAAAGGACTTATCAGGCAGAGAATAGAGAAGTTGAAAGAAAATATAGACTTATTGATCGTAACTTAGACTTGGAGGAAAAAGTAATCGAAGAGCGTTCTAAACGCGTTAAAGCAGAAGTAGCCGCAGCAAGTGCCGGTAGTGCAGACACATCACGTAACCTTGCATCTACTGCTGGTATTATTACTGGTACTGCTGCCATTGTCGGAGCAGTAACTAAAGTAGTATCTGATAGTAAAAAAACATCAGCTGTTGGAACTATAGCTAAGAAAGGATTTTTAGCATTATCAACATCAAGCATCGCAACCAAAGCTGTTGCTGGCGTAGCTGCTAAATCAGCATCGGCTTTTGCCGGTATTAGTTCATTAGGAGCAGCCTTACCTGTCATTGGTGCAGCAGCAGCTGTCGTGGGTATTGGTTATCTCATTTTCAAAGGAATTGGAAAATTATTTGACTTCTAAATTAATTTGAGTGAATTATCTCTTAATAGATAATTTAAGTGTTTTATTATTGTTAAAAGAATATCGCGAGTCTTTTATCATGGTAGAATATACTTTAATAATTATACAAGGAAAACAAACATGAATCCTTTATTGATACAACGGATTAAGGAAGATACTCCACATATTGACGAGAGAATTGGATTAGGATTGTCTTATCACGACAATCCTAATATTCCTCTTTATGTAGATAGACTGTTTCGTATTAACTCGAAACGATTTCCTAAAAAGTTAAAGTATCTTGGTTGTGAAAAAGTCCCTCCAAAAGAGGGTTACCAATACATGACCAGAATCAGTAATAACAATACACGTAAATACGATATCAATCGAAATGATATTCGTTTGTACGCTTTTAACTTTGACTTTGATGGTCAGCCGATTCGTAAATATATCTATCTTCCATTTATTCGTCGACATGGATTCATGTGGATGAATGGTGTAAAATACATGGTTGCACCTGTAATGGCAGATGGTATTATTACAATTAAGCCTACTGAAATCTTCGTCAAGTTGATTAAAATTAAATTGTGGTTTGAACGTATTCGTAATGTAAATATTGTTGTAGACGGTGTACCTGAATACACATCTATTTATCATTCTAAAATCCACAATAAGAAAGACACTGGTCGTACTGATAATTTCATTAAAATGAAATGCACTCTGGTACATTATCTGTGTTGTAAATTTGGGATGACTAAGACATTAGAAATGTTTGGTTTTAAACCTGGCAGTGTTCTGATGTTAAATCGTGATGATTTTGAGAATCCTGACGATGTATTAAATCAATATCCAAAAGACGAATGGGTGATTGTCGAGAGCAATGGTCGTAAACCACCACACAGTTATCTCTATCCTTATTACGAACCTACGAAGATGTTCTTCGCAGTACATCGTAAAGAATGGGAAACGATTCGTTCAGCTAAAACAGTTATCGGTACATTGATTTACGTGTTAAGTCATTATACTCGTTATAACCGAATGAATCCAGATATTGTAGATAATACAGAAGCATGGCGTAGCATGATGGGTGAAGCAATTTGTTCTACATCAGACCATGCATCTATTATTCAAGACAATATTGATAAACACATGGTTTCATTGGATGGTTATGTAGATGACATGACTATCGATGATTTCGAACGAATTGGTTTGGGACATATTGACAACATTTATAAACTGTTTGTTTATATTGTTGAAAACTTTATTGACCTGACTAGTGAGATTTCACAAATTTCTAAATCCAATACTTTGTATGGTAAGCAATTGCAAATTTGTCAATTCCTATTATTCGATTTGACTAAAGCCATTAACAATGCTTACTTTAATCTTAGTACATTGCGTTTAGAAGAAGACAGAAACCCAAATGTACCTGTTAAGTACGAAGCTGTACGTAAAGCAATTGAAAGCATTCGTGCTGAAGTTGTTATGCAGATTAAAAACCATACAGAAATTATTGTGGTAGATGACCCAGCTGATTTACCTATCTTGAAAATGGGACGTATTGTTATCCCACAAGAGAAGTCCGATAAAGCCAGAACATCTAATACACAATTTAATGTAGAAGACCCATCTGTAGCACTACATGAATCTTTATTAGAATGTGGTGCAGCATTTGATATGTCTAAAGCAGACCCATCTGGTCGCAGTAGATTAAACCCATATGTAACCATTACAGACGATTACACCATTGTGCCTAATCCCGAACTTGTCGATAAAATCGATGCCGTTAAGAAATTGTTATACGGTGATATCGATAATAGACATGAAATTGTAGACACAGAGTAATTGTTAAAGTATATTTTAAAAAGGAAACTAACATGAATATCGATTTGTATCAAACAGCACCTCTGCAACAAATGGTTGGTGAGATGTTGGCACAAGTGATTGATGAAACACTTTACGCAGGCCCAAACCAAGTATCATTCTTTCGTGGATGTGCTGCTGACGCGGTAAGTCAAAACAATAATTTGTTCTCTGAAATCTACGTGAATATCTTGCAGGTTTTAGAAAACGAATATTTGTCTAACCAAATCAACCCCAATAACCAAAACCAAGTATTCAACTTAGTAAGTAATTCTTTTGTTGATGCTGTTCCATACATCTTCCTGAACTATGGTCCAATGAACCAATTAAATGCTCAAGAAGCACATGGTGTACGTAATGATGCTAATAAGTATTGTTCTTACATTGGTAACATCCAACGTCAATTGGCACGTCATTACAGTAACAGTAATGGCATGATGTATGGTAACAACAATGCTGGTAGTTTCGCTACACGTGGCGGCATGGCTATGCGTAATAATAACGTAGGTAACGCTGGCGGTTCTCGTTGGGGTAATGTGCGTGGTAATAACTTTGGTGGTATGGGTACTAATCGTGTAGATAATACATTTAGTGCTTCTAACACTCAAGCACATGATGTATTTGGTCGTGGTAGTAATAACAGTGGCTCTACTCAACAAAATGATAGTAATGATTACTTTGCTATCAAACGTCGTAGGTTGGCTGAAAGCAATGCAAACAATACTGCGAATAAACAGCAAGATAATTCAGCGTACAATGAATTAGTGGATGAATCTGCTGTTCTTGGTACACCTACTGTTGTTCACGGTAATGCTAACCAATACGAAGAACGATTTGATAAATCTGCTTCTAACGAAACTCATTCAAACAACCAAACAGAAGTACAAGTTGAAGAAGATGGTTTCCCAATTGTACCGAATAATCGTCGTAAAATGGCTATCGGTCGTAACTGGTTAGTAGGTTTATGGGTTAATACTTCTACCAAAGGATACGAAGATATTAATGAAGTAAAAGTACGCCGTAAGTTAACACCTGAATACTTATACCCATTTGACTATACCAAACATCGTGAAAAACTGTCTGAAGATAAAGATGGTTTGTATTTTGAATACTACGATGCATATGGCTTAGTTCAACGTGAATATGTATTTGCATTTAATGCAAGCAATAAACTATGGCAATCTTACAACTATCTGAATAAACGTTGTATGATTGAATTAGATGAACATGGTTTGCCTTGTCAGGTGTTGTACGATTTAACTGAGGAAGAAAGAATGGAACTTAAAGACCATATCATTCCTGGTAAAACACCAGGTATCTTAGGTAGTGCTCTAATCCCTAATCGTGAGAATCCACCTAGTCTGGAAGAAGAAATCAAATATCTGACCATGACTGATGAAGAACGCGAGTATCAAGAAGCAGAAATCATTGCAAATGGTGGTGAAGTAAATGAATACAATGTAACCATTAACGATAATGAGATTATTGCTGATAACTTACCATCACTGGTTACTGAAATCATCGATGATGTTTATACCGAACACGGTAATTCTCGTTTGGTTGAAAGTGATGTCACTATCATGAATCCTGTTTCTACTAAGAAACGTCAATTAGAAGTAGTACGTAAAATCAAAGAATGTAAAACATTCGATGATTATCGTGATAAAATCATTAAACCACTGACTAAAGCACGTGAGTTTGTTCTATTGCGTAAGCTTTCTGAAATGATTGATATTCAATTCAGTAAGATTCTTCTGTGTCTAGACTTAACAGACATCAGCGTAACTGAAATCGTAGAGTGTTATAACGATTTAGAAGAACGCGATGATATTATCACTAAGTCATCAAGACAACAGTATAATACACTTGTAGAAGAAATGTTCGCATCATTTACTATTACCAATAATGATGATGAATATTTGTCAGACAGTGATACGCCGACTATTGTAAGTAATACAGCAACTGTAACTTATGTAGACCGTAGTGCTGGTGAGTTAAATATCACGTTAGATGGTTCTGAAAACAATCAAAATGGTTGGATATGTTTGGTTCGAGATACTGGTTCTGAAATCAGTAATTTGATTACTGCTTCTTTGGTACGTCGTAATCGTAAATCAAGCAAACCTACTCGTGACACTTATCTGTTAACTTCAGATGGTGTATTGATTGAGTTTATTCCAGCTAGTCGATTTGATATTAACCATGTATTCTATCGTATTTGCAAATTAACGCAATAAAAAGGTAAATAGAGTAGAGAGGGAATTCCCTCTCTACTCTAGATATCCTTTATGGTTTTATTTTTTAGTCAGGTGCGCCGTCTAAGGAATCATTTGGATTACCTTCGCCTTCGCTACTTTCACCACCTTCGTCGAAGTTAAAGTCATCTTCACCACCTTCGCCTCCTTCATCACCAAAGCCGAAGTCATCATCTTCGCCTCCTTCATCACTATCACCACTGTCGCCACTATCGTAGCTACCGCCACCACCTTCGCTAGGTTTAAGTCCATTACCTTCCATAAACCCTTCGGTAGATTTAACAATGTTTTTAGACTTCTCGAACATATCCATCATGTTCTTAATAGTCTTAATAGCGAAGTCACGCATAGAAGCATTCTTCTCGTAAGTCTGAACACCATCATCACTCACGGTAATGAAGTCCATAACTTCTGTACCAAAACCAGATTCAATTAAGAAGTTACGCATAATCTCTGCTTTAATCAAACCACGGTATTGGTCAATAAAGTTAGCAGCTTCTTCACCCAATACATCATTAGGCAATGATTCAGGTGAATAGATATAATCCAGTGTCTTATCAATACGAGCTTCCATCTTACTGATTTGGTCGTTAATCATCTCATCATTGTCATTAGCTTTCTCTGGTAATTTAACTACCAATCCAGCAATGAATTTATCAGTGATATACTCGATAATTGTTCTAAGTGAATCATCGCTTAAAGCATTCTTATCAATTTCATCATCAGATGCTTCATTTAATACATCAAGAATATCATCCAGATTTGACTTAACTGTCTCTTTGAGTTCTGTTCTTAATGCAGGAGAAGCTAAGATAAGTTTCTTAACAAACTCTGTAAAGTAGGGGTTTTGTTTGGTTTGGATTTGTTTGACTACCATTCCTACTAAGAAGTTTTGTTGTAATACTTCTCGAGCAAAGTCTACCCCGTAGGAATTATCGACTAACTCTGGAGGTAAGAATGTACCCATTTGTACTAATCTATTAATCAATTCAGCAGTATCATTATCAGGTGCTGGGATATCAGCAGTATTTCTTGTGATATCGTGACCAATATTTGGTACTTTAGGATGGTCTGATTCAATTGCTAGACGAATATTAGATTGATTGATTCTGTCTTCAATCGTTTGTACATTCGATGCGCCTACCATTAGACCAGCGGTTAATCTGGTTTTTAAAGTAAGTGCTTGTGCAATTTGAATAGTCTTTTTAGGGTCTGGGTCTTTCTCATCAATTCTAACGGTAGCTACTGTTTCAGGAATAGAATTAGCAATACCTGCACGTACTTGTGCTAACATGAATTGAATACGTAAAGATAACAATACTTTCATGTTATCGATTAACGAACGACCCATACCTTTATTATCAAAGTCCTGAGCCATATAGGTCATGATGTCTTTAGGCATAAACAATACACGTGTTCTTTGTCCTGCTAATGCACGATAAAACATAATCCTAAATGCTTCAGTAGAATCACCAATGTCTAGGTTTTTACCATATTCACCTTGGCGTGTTCTTTCAATAATCTCTTTAATAATAGCATTACCATGAATACGAGATAACATTTCGATTTGACGAGCTTCATCAATCATTGAATTCATGCCATCAAACATCTCACGTCCTTGTTGGATTAATGAAGATGCCATTTTAGAACCACTGGTACGACTATTAAATGTATTACTCAAATCACGATAATAGTTAACAGGTTTTACTTTAGATAAAGGCGCACCTTCTTCATCGTGTAATACTAAATAACCAACATGTTCAGAAGGAGTACCAGGTTTATAAATGGGAATAATTGATTCTACTGGATATTCAATTACCAAAGGCTCATTCAAATCTTTACGATAAGTTTGACGATTGTTTTTCAATATTTTAAGATTATTGTCATCACCATAACCTGAATTAACAAAGCTATCAATATTCTTAAATACTTTGTCTAAGATTTGTCTATCAGAAGCATTAGTTCTATCAGTATAAGATTCTCGAGATAAACCAAGTGTACCCTTAATTCGTTTATCCGTAGCTTCTTTACGTATATGTCCTAAACGAATCATGTTTAAGTCATCGGTATATTCGATAAAAGTCTCATTACCAGAACCGTTTAGATTAACAGTCCATTTACCTTCTTTACTTAATGTAATTTCAGTATCTTTTTTATCTTTTTTAGCACCATCAATATCGAAAATCTCTTTAGGAAATTCGTATTCAATTTTATCACCTACTTTAATTCTTGTATCTACTAATTGATTTACTGGATTATTAAATGCAGTAGAATGATTTGTCTGATAAAGTGTAGGTGATGAACCATCTGTATTACCAGAAGTTACTTCAACACTATTAAAGTTAATTGAATAAGATTCTGTAGAAAGTGAATTAAGGTGTTCTTTTTTAGTTTCTGTTTTCTTACCAGCAAAACCAACACATGGTCTCATGTAATCATCAAGCTGTTTATCGATTTCTGTAATGGATTGTTTACTGGTTTGATAAGAGAATGATTCTTTAGCAAGCTCTGGGTTAATCAGTTCATCCAAGCTAGACTCTGGAATAACTGCAACACAGTAAGCACCTTTAGTAAACAGAATCTTATACATAATGTCGTATAGTCTACCATCTAAGTTAAATCCGGTAGCCATATAGTTTTTAATTCTATCTACCATTTGTACACCTGAACTTTGTGTAAACAATCCAGGTGGAGGTAGATATTGTAATTCTTGACCTGATGTAATATAAGTAGGTGAAAGAACATAGGAAATCAAAATTTGAGCAGCACGTTGTAAGTCTGGCAACAACTGCATGATGGCTTCATTGTCATCAATATCTTGTGCTTTGTCTGAAGCCATTCCCAGTAGATAATCTAAACTAGGTGTAGTATCAGTTAACTGACCATTGTTTTTAAATGATTCTTCATTTCGACTACGAATAAGTTTTGAAAACAATGAATAACTGGCTGGATTTCTTTTAATATCTTTTTCATCTAACTTAACAGGTCTTCCTTTTAAATGTTCATTTAACGTATTTAACAATGCGTTGTCATTTTTACCACTCATTTTTGATTACCTCTTTAAGTATATAAGGAATTTCGATATGATTAATCAATACGATTATCACTATAAAGTATATATCGATAAGTGTCTAGCCTTAGTATCCACCATGATTATTAAATCGACAAAAGATGCTAGGGACATGAGTAATGAATTATTTTACCGCACCTTACATCGATACGATGAAAATGACCCATCTAGTTGGATATATTATAAACATATCTCTGGTGAATATCACGTAACAGACGAACCTATTTACGTTATTTCTGTAGACACTACGGAAAGAATTATTTTCAATAAAGAAAATTTAAAAATACATAAAAATACTCGTAAAGAGTACTCTTACGGAACTCATAAGTACGAAGAGCTTGTTGCCAGATACCCGAATAAAGAACTCTTAATTAAAGGTATCTTAAATCCTGTAGATATTGAAACAGCCATTAATGCTGAAGATGGTACTATTCTTTCTTACGATAAACGTTTTGTAGAAATTAACGAATATACGTTGATTGAAAGACTACAAGACAGAATATACGGAATGATAGAGCGATGGTATCAAAAACAATATAATATTGATAATACTTATTATAATATTACATTCATGGGTGTTCTTTATCAAAAACTATTAGAAGCTGTTATGGAAATACGAATGGAGAATTGCTTAACCAATGAAGCACATTCTTATCACTATCGTCGTTTCTTAGCTTCACATGGTTTTCTAGATTTCTATCTTGAACACTTAACCATTAAACAAGCTATTATCCTTTATAAGAACATTCGTTGGGTAGAACGTTATATTGGTCAAAGACATACTCAACGTTGGTTGATTAAACACATCATGACACTGCGTAGTTTACCTATTGCAGAATATAATGTCATCCAGGTATACAACGATATTGTTAAAGATGTTGAATCGATTGCTAAGTTTGAGAAAGTATCTTTAAATGGTTTAGAGAATATTGACAATGTTACTGACACATTGACTTTAAAACAAATGATGGATAAAGAAGACCCATTGGCACCATTTAACTTACGTGAACGTGAGTTTGAAGAAAAGGATGCTAAAAACCTTTTAGGTTCTTCTCTGTCTTCTGAACTTAAAACTAAGATACTGGAATCTAAAGCCATTGACTTTACCGATTCAGAAACACATATTTTACCGAATATGTTATTAGACTTCTGGATTGAAATGGCGCACAAGAAAACTTATAAAGCTTATATTACGATTACTCACCCATTAAATGGTGAGACGATTCCATTAAATAGTAAGAATGCTTTATTGCTTTATACTTACGCTGTTTATAAGTTAAATGGTATTACAGACCCCTGTATTCCTGATTACACGATTGGCTTAGTACCTAATAAAAAACGACCTACAATAGAACAGTTAAAATCTGTTATTCCAGATACGACTTTAGTATCTAATAAATGGTTAACTGAATTAATTGAAACCTTCTCGCCTATCCATTCTATTATTAATACGATTGATTTCTACGAGCAAGTACATGAGCAATTCACTCAACTTAATTATTTGTTAGATAAAGCTAAAACAGATGAACACTTAGATGCAACTACTTATAAGATTGCTACAGTGTATCAAATGTACCATACCGAGAATGTATCCTTTAGAACAGATAGTTTAAAAACATTCCCACAATTCATCAGTCAGTTGTCTTTTGATGAAAAAGGAATGTTAAAACAAGACTGGTTAAAGATTGCTACAGATATTTGGAAGAAGATTACTGGTTTAGATAACATCAATATTAAATCGTTGAATAATACCCATCGTGCTATGGTTGGTTTGATGACTAAGTTGTCTAGTTATTCTGTACACTATATTCGTGAGATTAACGAAACGCCATTAATTGCTACTAACTTTAGAAGTCTTAGGATTGATGGTGGTAATAACAAGAAAACCAAACATGTTACTGATTCAGCATTCAGTAACTATGCTACTGAAATCATCGATGATGATACTGTAGGTAAACAAGATATCTACGAAATCAGTGACGACAATGGTATCCATTCTGATGATGGTGGTATTCGTATCTTTGTTGAATTTAATATTGACCCATCTGTTAAGACATTAGATGATCATTTAACACGTGCTAATCGTATTAATACAGATAGCTTTGTTCGTGTGGGTTTGTATAACTGGGCAGTAGGTGATGCTATTGAAGGTTTAGAAAACCCATTATCTTTACCTGCTCTACCTGGTATGCAATCTTGGATTAATATGCCAAACGAAATGAAAAGAAAAATCATTGACCAGTTTGGTGGTAATTTGGATTGGTCTGAATACGATAAAGATACTAAGAAAGCCAAAGAAGCGCTGGATTGGAATATTCGTAATAAAGATTTACGTGGTTTGGATTATAACAAATAAACGTTAGACTGAGGCGATTACTGAAATGTAGTCGTCTCAGTTATGATGCTCCTACGGGATGATATTCCTACCGGAATAATGTTCCTACAAATTTTGCAATTAAATTATAAAAGGATAAAATATGGCAACAACTACTATTGTACCTAATAAGCGTACAGTGTTTGAATCGGTTCGTACCATTATTGGTAACGAAAACCAAATTCGTCGTGAGTTAGGATTACCTTATAGCATTACTCCTAATTCTACATTGAATGAATATCTTAAAATTAACCAAAATGTAAGCCCTCCTTCTACTACTATTCCTACTATTGGTTATTACTGTATTGGTTACGGTGGTATTAGTATGCAAAACTGTACCAATAACCAAGATGTATTGCCTTTCCCTAAAGTTTTCCAACACCGTGCTGATGATACTGGTTTATTTAAAATGGTACCATTCGTTATGCGTGAAATTAATAACGACTTGACTCCTCAAGAACGTGCCAAGTATGCATTGCGTCGTGAAGAAAACTTCAAAGGTGTAAAATACTATGCTTATTATTTAAAACGCTTAGATTTGTCTCGTACTCAAATTTCTACGCAGATTATTACTAAGCAAGCTGATGGTTCTTTTACCAATACTGAATTCAATCCTCGTGACAGTAATCTTAAACCACAACCACAAGAGTTGACTGTAGGTGAAGAAAACGTATTGAAAGCTACTTATGCTCGTTCAGTAGCTCAAGTACCTGTTAACTTTGGTAAACAAGACGTAGAAGAAATCTATAACGTATTTAATATTCTACATGGTGACCCAATGACTGCGGTGATTTCTGAAATTGGTTTGGTCTCTGGTATTGACAAAACTGTAGAAGTCGTTACCTCTTCTGGTCGTTCTCAATTTACAGAAGTAATCGCTGCACAAATCGCCCACATTAACCGTACCATTCAATATCTTGGTGCGAATACTGGTGGTTTTGAATCTATCTTCAACTTAGGTATTAACGAACCTATTTGGAATATTTCTCAAAACCAATAAATCATTTAAGGTTTTATCATGACTTTTGACACCTCTGACTGGGTGTGTAATCTAATGGCTATTGACCCAGGCTCTAGTAGTCTGGGTGTAGCTATCTACGAATTAAACTTGAAGACTTTTGATATTATTAGGACTACAGCATTTACTGTACATGCTACTGGATTATCTCAATATTCAAAACACGCAAGTAATCAATATGGTGATAGATTCGCTCGCTTTGCTGCAATGGAAAATGAATTAATGGAGTTATTTGAATCCATTCGTCCATCTATTGTTATTTGCGAATCTCCATTCTTTAGTAGATTCACACCCTCTGCATTCTCTGTATTAACAGAATTGGTTTCCATTATTCAGAAGACATTGTTTGATTTTAATAATCAAATACCATTCTTTAAAGTAGACCCACCGACTGCTAAAAAAGCCATTGGTGCTAAAGGTAATGCTAAAAAAGACGATATGACTATCGCATTAGAAAAAGTAGCTGATAAGTTGAAGTTGGTTAATCCTGTAACCGAACTAGACGAACATGCTGTTGATGCTTGTGCGATTGGGTATCATGGTTATAAGAAATATGTCTTAGATGGTGGGTTAAATGGGAAATAAAATATATTTAGGTATCCTAGCATTTATTCGCGTAGGATATAAGAAAAACAAAGATAACTTGATTTATTTCTTTACTTTACTTATTATCTTTTTACTTTGTGCTGTGATTGCAGAAAGGACTTTAAAGATTGCTCGCTATAGTAATCAAATTGAAAGATATAAAAACGAGAGTGAAGTAAGTAACGAATCAAGAATTAAATTATACGAAATTATTAACTCAGGCAAAATGCCGAGTTATTTAGATGAATATACGGGAGAAGATAATGGCCGTTAGAAATTCAGAAATGATTACTAAGGGTCTAAAGAACATTCGTAATGATTTTGTATTAAGTAATAGAAAAGAAGACGATACTGGTTTAACTCGTCTGATTGAAGAGTATAATACTATCGCTAAGAAGAACTCTAATTATCCTGATATAACTGGTGAGATGACTGGTAAGGATATTAAAGAAGCCATTAATAAAATGACATTTGAAGAACAAATGATTGTGATTTATGGTTATCTTTGTGGTTCTGGTAAGGTAAATGAAATACTCGACTACGAGCAAGAAGTAAAGAAATTTAGAATTAACTTTCTGTGGTGGGCTGGTTATGCTTTTCTCTTCTTATTTATTGCTGTTATTGGCGGTGTAATTACTGCTGGTATTATTAGGAATGATATTAATACTAATGAATTACTGAGAATCTTTATGTCTTTAGTAAACAAAATTACAGATATCTGGTTTACAGGTAAACCAGTCGTTGAATAAAAAGGATTAAACTCATGAGTTTATTTGATTTAAATTTCGCTAGTATTTCTCGTGAAGCTGCTGAACTGATGGCTGACCAAGAAACTGAGCAAAAACTAAATGAAGAGATTGAGAATGTCGGTAAGGCAGTACGTGAAAAAGAACATACTGTATATGCCCGTATTCTTGATTTCTCTCAACTTAAAAAAGCGGATAAAGCTGAAATCCAAGAACAGTATATTATCCCTGTTGAACGCACTGAAGAAAACAGAGGTAGTGGTAAAATCCGTATCCGTAAAGTAACTTCACGTAGTGGTGATGTACGTTACGAATTAACTACTAAATCCGATGTTAAAGAAGGTAAGATTGAAGTTACTGTTCCTACTACTGAAGAGAACTTTATTCAATTTAAAGTAATGGCTTCTGTTTCTATGTTTAAACACCGCTATACTTTTACAGATGAAGGTAGTGGTTTGAAATGGGAAGTAGATGCTGTTCCTGATGGCAATGGTGGTTACTATCCTTGGGTACGTGCTGAAATCGAAGTAAAAGATTTGAAAGATAAAGTACCTGAATTTCCTATTAAAACAGAAGAGATTATTTATCCTCCTGAGTTATCTGAAACTTCTGAAGAAGAATATAAAGAAAAGACTGATAAACTGAATAGTCGTTTCTTTGTTAAAGGTAATGTTTATCTGGATGACAACAATACTCAAAACAATACTGAGTTAAAAGGTGATGCAGATAAAGTAGTAGAAACTAAACCTGAATCTGAAGATACACCAGATGCTGATGAAGCAGATAAAGAGAAAGACGCTAAAGCATCTTTATCTGTAGATAACATCACTGACGATAAAGACAAAGCCGAGAAAGTAGAAACACGTGGTGAACAAATTAAAGAAGCCCGTGAAGAAGTCGAAGGACCTGATGAAGACTCAGAAGAAGATACTGATGAGTCTGGCGATGAATCTGACGAAGAATCCGAATCTGATGAAGGTGAAAGTGAGTCTGAAAGTGAAGAAGAATCTGGTAAAGAGGACTCTGGTGAAGAAGATAAAGGTGAAAAAGAAGGTGGTGAGGAACCTGGTTGGGACGAGCCTGCTAAAGACGATAAAGAAGTCTCTAAAGAATCGTTTGACAACTATGGTAAAAACTACGACACCAATGGTCAAGTAGACATTAATGGTATTGTAGAAGTCTCTACTGAAACTGAAGAACAACCTACTGGTATAGCAGATGAAACATTTAATTTCATCACCAGTGAGATTTCTCAAGAAATGAGAAAGTAAATTGATTAAGTAGCTACACTGCGTAGGGGATTCCCCCTGCGTAGTGTAGTATTTTTTATCCATATATTATTAATGTGATATATCTTTATAAAGGAAACTTTATGTTTGAAAATTTATTTAGCGTTAATAGCTTAGCGGTTATATCGTATTGTCTATTAGCCATTTCAATCACATTCTCTATGTTTAAGATACTCTTAATGGTATCTAATGGATTTACAGTTGTTAATAGACAAGTGAATATTAACCTGTTTCCATCGTTATCTGTACTCATTATTCTAAAATTTATTATTGCTCTATTTGTTACAGGGTTTATTTATCTAGGTTATACTATAACCAAAGACCAGTTAATTGTTATCGTTATAACATTTCTTTTCTTACGTAAGATGACAGGAATTAATGATGACAATAGAGAAGAGTCTTTTCATGATAACCTTTACGTCTATGTATTTGTCCCTGTAAAGATGCTGACAATTGCTATTATCCATTTTCTCACTTTGGGTTTATTTAGAGCAACAATGATTGAGTATAAAATAACTCATGACTATATTGCTGAAATCCGTTTGAATGATGGTGACCCTTTCAATGTTTTCTACAGTGAGCTTTTAAATAATCTTGGTGATTTAATGTATACGTTTTGTTTAATTCGTATCATTGACCCTAAGTTTAAGGAAGACCCATTTGGTGCATTGATGTTCTATCCAGGTGTACTATACCTTTATGTACTGTTACCTATTAAGATTACCATTATTGCTATTCTTAATATTTGTACATTCGGTATGTCTACTGCCATTAAATGCGAATGTGAGATTATTACTAACTGGATAGTCTATACCCATCTTAATAATTCTGTTAATAATTTCTTAATTAAGTTATGCAATGGATTTACATACATCATGTTACCATTGGCTAACGATATTTCAGTGATTATTGGTCAAAGAGATGAAATCTTATCTCTATATAACGAGGTTAAGGTTTTACCAGAGAACACAATCGGTAAACCTAAAAACTTGATAGAACATGGTTCTTTAATGGAAGCATATAGAAACAAATTTAACTAACTACGGAGATTCTCAAAATGGAATTTATTACAAACCTATTCTCAAATGACAAAGTATTATCAGGCTTATTTGCAAATCTAGATTTGATTAAACTATCGTATACATTCGGTGGATTGCTATTTATCTTTTCAGCAGCCAAAGTGTTCTATATTAACTTTGGCTTGTTAGAAGATGATAAACCAACATGGAAAGTGTTTCTGTTTAATTTATACTTATTTGCAATGGGGTTTTGTTACAGTGAGACTGCTAAGTTATTACCAGAACAAAGTCAACCTAATACTGATGAGAAGTTATTTGCATTAGCTGTATTGGGTATTATTGCCGGTATTTCATCATGGAGAAAAATACATGGTATAAGTAACTATCGTCAATTATTCTATGTTAATGTTTGGGCACCTATTAAACTGACTGCTTTGTTTATCATTAGTATCTTTACATTTGGTTTGTTTAGTTTCATCATGTCTGAGTATAAAAATACCATCAATGGCGTAAAGAAAGCAAACTATTTCTATCGACTTAATTCTGTACTAATGTTCTATTTTAATATGCTCTCTAGCGCAATGTTAATTATCTATATACCATTGTTAGAGCAAACTGGAGAAAAAGGTAAGTTGTTAATCAAATGTCTTTTATCTGAACTCTCTATCAGTAAAGAAGATAGTCTTGGTAGACCTGAATCTTTAAGTGAAATGCGTGAAGCAATGGATGAGAGATTTGTAGAACTTAAAAAGATAGGTAAAAAGATGGATGAGAAGTTAAATGAACTTCTTATTAAATCTACCAAACCAGAAGACTCTGAAGATAAACCTTAAAGACAAATTAGTTTATTAAGCTATTCAGATACACTACCTGTAATGGGTAGTGTATCTAGTAGTTTTATGTGTTATTTATTTTTTATTTAATTTAGAACCTATATTATTAAAATGATGAAGAATATTTAACATTGTTATTTTATCTATATGAAAAATAACTTTTTATATAAGGAACAACAACATGAAAAGTATCATGATTGTGGAGTCTCCCAATAAGGTAAAACTAATTGGTAAATTTGTACGTCCACTCAATATTCAAGTAATGGCTTCTATTGGCCATGTACGTGGTTTAGATATTTCTATTAAAAATAAAGGTGCTATTGAAGTTAATAATGGTTTTAAACAACACTTTTGTTTAAATAAGAATAATGCTAAGAATACTAAAGAACTTTTAAATAAATGTAAAAGTGCAGACGTTGTTTATCTAGCGACTGACCCTGATACAGAAGGTGAAGGTATTAGCTGGCATTTGAAAGAATTGATTCGTGGTGTCAATAAAAACTGCGAATTTAAACGCGTGACTTTTAACGAGATTACAGAGAAACACGTACTGGAATCTATTAAGAATCCTCGTACTATTGACCAAAATAAAGTAGATTCACACTTTGGTCGTTCTGTATCTGATTACCTATATGGTTTTTATGTTTCTCCTCTTTTGTGGAAAGTATTAACACCTGGCTTATCAGCAGGTCGAGTACAGTCTCCTGCATTACGTTTGATTGTAGAAAGAGAACAAGAGATTCGTAAGTTTGTTCCTACTACTTATTGGACAATGACCGTATTTGGTAATAAAGATAATATTACTTTCCCTGCTAAGCTAGTACGTGTAGGTGATGTTAATTTAGGTAAATTGTCTTTTGAAGAATCTTCATTTCCTAAAGATGTTGTAGAGGGTTATAAAGACACCATTACTCAGTATATTGGTAAAGGTGAAAAACTATTGGTTTCTGATGTAAAACGTGGTAAGAAATCAGTTAAACCTAAAGCACCTTATCGTACTTCTACTTTACAACAAGATGCTGTACGTAAGTTAGGTTGGACGACTACACGTGTTATGCAAACAGCACAGAAGTTGTTTGAAGGTGATGGTAAATCTGACCATGGTTATATTACCTATATGCGTACTGACTCTACTGCTTTAAGTCAAGAAGCATTGGGTAATATCTTTGCATTTGGTCGTCAAAACTATAAACAATACATGTCTGAACATGTGATTGAATATGGGAAGGTCGCTAAAGGCGCCCAGGAGGCTCACGAAGCCATTCGACCTACTGACATATACCTTACCCCTACCGACGTTAAGAATCGCCTAGGAAACGACGAATACAAGCTCTACAAGCTAATATGGGAACGTACCCTAGGTTCTCAAATGAAACCTGCTCTATTTGATACATTGTCTGTCTCTTTTACCTTAAAAGAATTTGGTTTTAGAAGTTCAGGTTCTGTATTAAAGTTTGCTGGTTACTTAGCTGTTTATCAAGAAGGTGAAGATTTAGATTCTGATAAGGAAGAGAATACTAAATTACCTGAATTGGAATACCGTGATAAAGTAGAGGTAGTCGATTTCAAATGTGAAGAACACCAGACTAAACCACCTGCCAGATACAATGAAGCTTCTCTAGTCAAAACACTTGAAGACTATGGTATTGGTCGACCTTCGACTTATGCTAATATTATCCGTGTATTAAAAGACAGAGCATACGTTAGCATGGATGGACAACGATTCATGTTAAACGATATTGGTGAACAAGTGATTAATTTCTTGTTACAATACTTTTCTAAATACATTGATTATAATTATACATCTGACTTAAACGTACAGTTAGATAAGATTGCTTCAGGTGAACTAAACTGGAAACAGGTTATGTACGACTTTTGGAATCCTTTCCATCAAGTCGTAGAAAGAACCGCTAAAGAAGCTAAGTCTGTATTTGGTAAGATTGAAGAGATGGCTGAACTATGTCCTAAATGTGGTCAACACAATCTTAATCTGATGCAAGGTAAATACGGTAAGTATAAATCTTGTCCAGATAAGAAATGTGGTTTTAAAGAGAGTTTGGAAAACAATCGTCCTAAGAAAGAAGAAATTGTATTTGAAGGTAAGAAATGTCCTGAGTGTAATGGTCGTCTTTTAATTAAAGAAGGTTTTAAAGGACGTAAGTTCGTAGGATGTGAAAACTATTCTCGTAAAGAAAATCCTTGTAAGTACAGTTGTAATATTGACGGTACTGAAAAGGCTAAAGCAGTAAATACTGGAACGACTTGTCCTAGTTGTAAGAAAGGACAGTTGGTGATTCGTGTCGGTAAACGAGGTAATTTCTTCTCTTGTAATCGTTTTCCTAAGTGCCGAACTGTTGTATCTGCAAATGACTATGCAGATATCTCTGGTTTGGAATTAGCTGAAGTAGACGATTTACTAAATGGTAAATAGTAGATTAGGTAGGGTGTTTTACTCTACCTAATTTATTCCATTATTTAATTAACTATGTAATACATTTATTTTTTTTAACACAAAGGAACGATTATGTTATTCCCAATCTCTGCTAATAAACATGAGTATACACAAATCAATGGCTTGAATGTAGATGAACCTAATGAAAAGATTAAAGGTTTGTTGAACTTTATTACTGTACCTGACCGTAATCAAATTGACTTTAATGCATTTAATATTGTTCAAGAAGCTGCACGCTGTATTAAATCACGTGCTGAAGAAAGTAAAAAACGTTCTGAAGAAATGGATGAGTGGAAAGAGAAGTTCTTGCTTTTGAGTGAAGAGAAACAGCAAGAATATGAAAAGAATGGTTACTTGGAAGACTTTCCTGTACCACCTAAACCTATTGAACTTTACGATGGTGTATTAATTGGTGAAGATGTTCCTAACTGGCTATCAGGTAGTATTGTAGAGTATTGTTTTATTGAACAAATTCCTGTTTACTTTAACTTCCATAAACCAATCTACGGTGAAATTGGTAAGAAAGATACCAATGTACCAGGTGTGAGTGAAATCATCACTGGTCCTACTGGTCATTCAGAACACCATTTGTTTGTGTTTTAATATAGCTAATACTACTCTACCTTTTGGGTAGAGTAGTATTAGTATTAAACATTAATATGTTTTATCTGGTAATTCAGCAGTAATCTTTTGTAAGTAAGTATTACCGGTTTGAGTCACTTTACAGTTATTCTCTTTAACCAATAAGATGCGTTTAAATACATCAGCATTTACTGTAGAGGAGAATACATTAGAACTTACAGTCCAATTGGTTTGGTCTTTATAATCCTCTTTTGATGTAATATCAAATAGTGGTTTATTAAAGTTATCTACTAAGTCAATAGTATTATTCTCAATAGTCAGTTTCTTATCTGTAGAGATAATAATCAGTGCTTTAATATAAACATTAAGTTCAGTTACACTGATTGTATTGTTTCTAAATACAATTGAGTTTTCACGTAATTTAGAAGTATTCTCTTCTTGGAATGTTACTGGAGCAGAGCGTACACGTTTAGATACAAAACGGTTATTCTCTACTACTACATTACCTAAACCATTGACTACTTGAGATGGAGCAATACAGAACATAATATCTGAAACATCTACTACTTCAATGTCATTGTCTTTAATGTTCCAAGTAGGGATAACATTTGGGTCTTGGTCATTATTACGAATTTCGATAACACGGTGAATACCTTGTTGTTTATCGGTTTCCCATTCTACACCACGAATGACGTTACCTGTAACATTATAAACAGGACTAGTAGGTTGACCTTTCCATGGTTGCCAATCTTGTGGTTTGGTTTCAATACGGATTGCACGTTGTTGATAGTAGTCCATGCTGGTACGTACAGGGATTTCATCATCTGCTACTAAACGGAAGGTTTTATCAAATGTAATATAATTATTGATAACATCTACACCATTAGATGGATAGCCACGTGATTCAATAGCAATACCATGGAAACGATTATTGATGACACGGTTATTAACGAATTTACCAGAGTATGCATCATGTACATCTAAGCCTTTACGGAAGTTACCTTCAGCATGGTTATTCTCTACTAAGAAGTTAATATTAACAGAACCAGAACCCATTGCGACACCATAACCCGTACCACCGTCAGCTGCGTGACCATTATGATTCAGATAGTTATCTCGTACTACTAAGTCTTCTTGCCATGCAGATAGAATACCTGCTACACGATTGTGGTGCAGATTACAACCAATGATTTTATTACCTTTAGGTAAACCAATCAATTTAGGATCCATACCTTGTGAATGGTGTTTTTTCGCACCATCCATAACGTGTTTATCTACTGTATTTAAGAATACACCTGCACGGTTACAGCCTGTTACTTCTACTTGGGAGACTAAACAGTCATCTGTATGTTCCATGTAAATACCATTAATGGTACCAAAGTAAGATTCACCTTTACGATAGAATTCACCTTCGTAAGTTAAAGATAAATTTGCAACAGTACGTTTAGATACATGTTCTAAAAGAATACCTGCTTGTGAACGAGCATCTGTAGAGTTTGTTCTAGGGTCCCAGTCAATAGTCTGAGGCCAGTTAAACTTAATCTTAGTCTTACCCATGCCTGCGCCTAAAATACCTTTACAACCTTTGTTTTTAGTCGAGCTAATGGTAATCTGTTTTTCTAAAGTATATTCACCTTCGTCAATATACACAAAGTCCTCTAGTTTATCAGCGTATTCAATCGCTAACTCTAGAGCCTCTGTAAATGTCCGATTATGTTGATCTGAACATGAGGGACACATAAAATAATTTTTTACATCAATCATTTTGATTCCTTTTTGTTGTGTGTAACGTGTTTGGTTCATAGTTTTTACTTATTGTACGCTATGTATTACACGTAGTAATTATTATTTATTCGTATGAGAATAACCTATAAACCTTTTGAATAAGGAAATAAGATATGGCAATTGAAATTCATTTACCAAGAAAATACTCTAGAGAGACTCTAGAGATGTTAAGAAATAATGATGGCTCTAATGTAGTAATGACTCCTGGGGCTGTAGAAACTACTATTGAAGAATTTACCAACAAAGCTGGTCAACCTGTTACTAAACAATCTGTATTAGACATCTTTAATAAACAAGTTATTGAAAGAGTTAACCATATTCCAAAATATAGTCGTGATTACTATTTTGTACCTATGGGTAACTTTGGTGGTTGGCATGATAATGGTTTACATGCTGGTTTGGTTAATATGTTAGGTAATGCTTATTTAAGTAATGAATATGGTTTCATGTGTATGCACGATTATTTGAAGTTATCTGACTTTAGAGATAGAGAGGGTGATATCGATATTGGTGACTTAAGTAATACCTTTAGTGAAACCATTAATAAATTAGGTACTTTATCTAAATTAAAGATTACCATTAAAAAAGGTAATCGTGTGTTTTCGGAAAGTACACATTATGCTATTGGTAATGGTAGTACTCCTTCTAATTTAATTGATTACAATGAAGTAAAAAATAGAATTATTAATTCTGATGATTTCAATGGTGTTTGTAAAAAATGGTTTGCTAGGATTGTAGATAATAGCAGGAATAATCCTTTGAACTACGAAGTACGTTTACCTGATCCTGTAGTGAATGATATTAAATATTATTTAAATGAACCTTATTTAGGTAGACCAGGTGAAGACAGTCATGAAACATATGGTACCAATAGGGTACAAATTCGTACTTTCTTTGGTGAGGCTGAAAAAGGTTTATATTTTAAATTACCTAAGGTAACAAGAAATTTAAAAGGTTTCTCTATAGCATTAGATAGGAATGGTGGTACTCATAGACACGAATTACGTTTTAACGAAATTATCGTATTAAATGAAAGAAATGGTACTGTTGTCGGTGGTGCTAATAGTAGAAGTTTAGGTGGTGGAAATGGTAACCATACTTTTACATTTAATAATCCCATTATATTAACTGAAAGTGGGTACGATGATCTTATATTAAAAATCACAGTTAAAACACATGGCGACAGTGGTGATAATAGTTGGATTAATTTCACAATCAATGAATTAATATGGAGTGATGATTTCGTTATTGATCCTAACGGTAATCTTGAATCTGTACCTTTAGAAACCATTAATAGAGAAATTATCTATAATGATAGAGATACAAACCATTTAAATATTGATAATAATGGTACTACTTATAAATTTAAATATGTTGTTAAAGGATTTACTAGAAAGATTCACCATATTTACCATGAATTAACTAACAGTGGTGATGAGACAACTGTTGGTGAAGGTATAGAAATAAGACGAAATGGTGTCTTAATTGCCGCATATTCTACTAACAATAGCCTTAAAAAACGTGGTGGTGGTGGTACTTCATTATGGTATGATAAAGGAGGTTGGAATTATTCCCCAGTTATAAAATATGGTTTATCTCAGCTTGATATTAAAAACGGTGATGAAATAACATTTATTTTTATTATAGGTAATGAAACATGGAGTTCTAATAGTGGTTATAATTATAATTCTGTATTAGACCGTATTAGAAATAAAAATAGAAGACTCACTATAAGACAAGTCTATCTTAAAACAGAGTTAATTAGTAGATAAATAATTATACTACACTAGGAGATATCCTAGTGTAGTATAATCGTTTTATGTTAACCAGCCCAACGTGCAGGAGATACTTGGATACGTCGAATAGCAGTACCGTCATGATATACGGCAAATACTTTATCCCCTAATACTTCAATTTCAGCAGGACGTGTACCACTAGGTGCACCTGCTTTATTGGTATTAAGTTCTTCTGCTTGTGTAGGTTCAATGTTTGTTTTAACATTGTAGAAGATACCTGATTTAATCTTCAAACCACTGTAATAAGTTTTACCTGGTACAAATGTAGGCATACCTACAATATCTCTATCTATTCGATTAAACTTAATTGCTGAGTTAGTAGAATGAGCAAATTCAATCACATTGTTTTCACCAGTATAGAATCGCTTAGTCATCCAACAATCATCAAAAGAGAATGTTTGAGCGGCTACTGATGGTGAGAATAAGTTAATAGTCTGTTTACCACCTTTATTATCGTAAGCTGCTCTTTCACCTGTACTAAATGCACAACTTAAGAAGTTAATAGTGAATGTATTCCACCAGTTAAAGATATTAGTAGAAGAATAAACATATTCATCTGCTTTTACTTTAGCATCGGCTACAGGGTCTGTATTATAGACAATAGTTAAACCAATAAAAGATAAGTTGGTGTTATTAGAAATAGCCAAACAATAACGAGTAAAGGTAGGATATGCTTTACCACCCCTTGTAATGTTATTACCAATGTAAACACCTCTAAACTCAATCTTACAACCAAGGTCAATCATCTCTTGCTGGCGCTCTTCAGAACCACCACCATAGTTGTTAAAGTTAGCGCGAATAGCACGTGCTTTAGCATAAATTTCGTCTGTTCTCGTACCATAAGGTCTAAACTCAATATTACCACCTCTGAAATACACATCATTACCATCTTTGTGGTTTACTGGATTAGATTCGTATGTAGCAGTTGTACCTGTTACAGAAACCAAACGTTTACCAATAACGTGTGTCTTACCTTCTTTTAAAAGGATAGTACGGCGTACATCTGACGGACCTTGTGCTAATGCATAACCAATAGTAGCTAAAGGTTTCTCTTTCGTACCACGTTTATTCTCAAACGTAATAGGTTCATCTAAACCAGCGTCTGGGTCTACATAAACGTTAGCAAAGATATCATCTGGTACGTTACCATAGTACAAACCATCACCATTCCAACGTAATTGGTTATTAGCCGCTGTAGAAATAGGAATAATATCTTTCGCTAGTTTAGGTGTATTACCAAATACACGTCTCATCTCTGTATTGATTTCATCTTCTGCTAAATTAGCCTTAGTACCATTCTCACGAGTAATCTGTTTACCTGGTTGTGTATACTTACCAAATAACATTTTACTTACAATGTTTTCCATAATGGCTTTATTAGACCAAGCAAAATCTTTTACAGCAGTATCTTTACTATCTACATTCTGTTTGTTATAGTAATTGTCAGCTAAGTTTCTCTTATCTGCATTTACTACACCTTCCAATTGTGTAATAGAATCACGAATAGGAGGCAAAAGAGCATCTACTTGTTGTTTAGTATACACAGTCCCTTTTAGGGCATTGATACTACCATTTAACGTCTGAACACGCTCATCGATTTCTGGTTTAGAATATACACCTAATTGTTTAATATTCTCCAATGTTAAACCATGGACATTACCACGAGCATTGATGTGGTTATCTAAAGATGTTCTTAATCCATTAACCTTTTGAACAACATCGTCATTAATTTTACGTTTTAGTTCTTCTAATTTAGCATTAACACCATTGTTGTTATCACCAATTAAGTTAGCGACATCAACATCTACTTTATTTTTTAGTTTCTCTAACTTAGCATCAAATCCACCAATGGCTTCCCAAATCACGTTATGGGATTCCTCATCACCAATTAATGTCGCTTTAATCAAACGTTCAATGACGTAGATTAAACCCTCGTAACCATAAGTTTGCCAAATAGGATGGAAGTGTTCTGCTGGTGGGAATGCATCTGGTTTATTCGCAATATTCAACCAAGATACTGGTCTGTTATCTAAATTAAGACTATTTAATTTATTTTGTAATGCAGGGATATCAATAGAAGTAAATTGTCCACCTACTGCTTGGTAAGTTACAGAGATATTTTTACTTACTGTTTTATCTACTAAGACAATGGTAGAGGCTGCACCTAAACCTGTTAACCCTGCAATGGTTTCTGAAGTATCATCGAAGAAGTAAGAAGCACGTGGAACGACTTGGTTGTTTTTCTTATCTTTAATCACGACACTTTCAATATAAAAATGAGCGTGTCTAGGGGAGATAATTCTAACTTCTCGGTCATTCAGTACATGGCCTTCTTCAGATACTAAGTTATTCGGATTTCGTCCTGATTTATCGAACTCATACCGAATTTTCATTTCTGGTGAAATAGGCATTTCTAAATTCCTTATTTTAATATAAACACTCAAAGATATTCGATAAAATTACTACGGTGATTTATTTCACCGTAGTAATTTATCCTATTAACTCCAGCGAGCAGGAGGTACAAATTCAGTTTTAAGTTTATTAGAATTACTGTCTAATAGGAAAGCTTTTACCGTATTGATAATTGTGTTTTCCATATCACCTGAATTAAATACCATTCTATTTTCAGCAGAGAAAGACTTAACATTACCATTGTTATCAATCAATACTCGCGCACCTGTGCCAGTATAAATTGTCATGCTACCATCTGGTTCAATGATTACTCTGTCTTTACTAGCAACCTTAGTTAAAATACTACCGTCTTCTTTAAATTTAAAACCACTATTACGAGAAGCAGAACCTAAGATATCTAGGTCTTCGGAATTATTTGGAGTCAAGGTAATTTTCTTCTTAAATACTCCGCCTTCATTATAGACTTTAGTCACAGCTTGATTAATAGCTTGTGCAGCAGCAGTATCTAAGTAAGACTTATATACCACTGTTTCGTCTTTAGTAACTTCAGGGAATCGAACTGCGTAGACATTGTTTCCTTCAGTATACTTCAGATTCAAACGAGGGTATACTTTAGAAGCTGCGGTTACATTAGAAGTAGGAAGTGTTTCAAAAACCCAATTACCATTACCTGATGGCATTAGGATTTTAGTCCACTCGTTTTGTTTACCTACTTGCAGCTGACCATTAATTGCTTGATTACCTTCTTTACCTACTTTAGTATCTAGGTTAGTATCAGTAGCACGTTTTAAATCACCTACTGCTTTTTCAGAAGCTACTTTAGTCGTATCTGTACCTGTGGTAGAATGAGAAATACGATTTTCTGATACACTGGTTAACATCCAATTACCCCAACTACCATCGTATTCAGTAGTACGGAAATAAGTATTACCAGTATTAAATACTGTATAGAATTGTAAACCTTGGTAAGCACCTGGCATCACCCAAAGTGTACCTGCTCTTTGTTCTGGGTAGTTTCTCGCAGTTGTCGCGTTAACGTTAGCGTCTTGAGAATAGAAACCATAGTGTTCATCACCTTTAAGAGTATTCAAGTCTTCACTAGTCAGTACCTTAACAAATCGATATAGATAACCTAAGTTTTTACTGTCTACAGTGGTCATGACTTGTTTCTTATTAGACCAACCCATCTTCAAGATATTGGCATTAGCTGTAGGTGCTAATTGATCTACACCCGTACCCATGTTTACAAAGTTCTTAGTAAAGGCATTACGGTTTTCATTTTCAATTTCAGTCTTAATAGTCGCTAATGATTTACCTGCTAATTGGTCAGAGTCAGACACGTGGGATTGACGAATCTCTTCACGCCATGCTTGAGGTGTTTTACCACCAAATGAACCTGCATTCACACTGTTATTAGCTTGTTGTAAAGACTTAGCAACGATTTGGTCAACTGTTAAACCACCTACTTGAGTGACGTTGTTTTTCGCTTCGTTAATAATCTCAGCAGCAGATTTACCACCTAAAGTAGCAGCATCTAAGTTACCTGCAATGTTAGTACGTACAGTTTGTGTGATTCTATCTACTACAGCAGGACTTACATTATTGGCGACAATATCCCTTTGGAATTCAAATTTCAAATCAGATACTGATTTACCTTCTAATCGAGCCGCATTCACATTTTGTTTAGCAGAAGCAATGATTTGTTCTTTAGTAGAACCATTTAACTGTGCTGCATTCACATTGTTTTTAGCTTCACTTAAAATAGTCGTTAAGTTTTTACCATTTAAAGTAGTGGCATTGATTTCTTTAGCCAGTAACCAAGTAGCATATTCATCTGGAGTTTTATTACCAAAGCGTTGAGTATTACCTACTGTAGTACTATTTAAACGTTGCATGATGGCTTCATTATTACTACCAGTAGCACTTTGGATAGAAGAATTAATACGGTTAGTCACGTCTTCCATCATCTGCGGATAAGTTAAGTTATTAAACTTAATAGTATTACCAGATGTGCCTTCCAATACCCAGTTTTTAAGTTGTTGAGAGTTACGACCATCCATCAATGTGGTATCAGCTGCTTTCTCATTTTTACCTAATTTACCAGATAAAGCATTATTTAAATCTAGTGTGGTGATTGCACCAATATCAGCAGCTGTTAAACCATGGACATTACCACGAGCGTTGATGTGTTCAACAATCATGGGTTTAATGTAGTTATCAATAATGCCTACTACAGACTTAGGTGTAACATAGTAGTCTTCACTACGGTCAGTATATTTAGTAGCAGGTAGTGTGTTTAGGTTACGGATATTACCTAAACCAATATCATTTTTAGTAATACGTCCTACTGCTAAGTTTACTTGGTTAATAATGGATTCTTGTAATGATTCACGTGAAGCAGAACCTAACTTACGTACTTCAGCAATCAATTCTTCAATACCAGGCATTTTATTAATGTCATGGGTATGTTCGATTACTGGGAATTGTTGTGGTAGGTCAGCAACTTGTTCCCAAGAAGTAGTGACTGGGTTATGCATCCATTCTGATAGAATGTGGTTAATCTTTTGAGCATCGATGTTCCAGATACCGCCTACTGTACGATATTCTAAATAAACATCACCACTAAATTTTCGATTAATGAATTGTACTGAACCATAGAGTACTTTACCGGCTCGCATAGTGGCTTGAATAAACCTAAAGCCAAATACGTAGTCTACACCTTCAACCATGTAATTCTTAGCACCTTGCTGTGTTAATGTATACATTTTAAAATCATTAACAAAGAAAGGAGCATAATCTGGTACAATGTAGTTGAAGTCGTAATTATTCTTAATGGTTACAGTATGTCGTTCATTCCGGATAATGTTGTTTTGATTTATCCCGTTAGGGTCAAATGCATAAACAGGATTTGTATTTTGTGCCATATCAATTCCTCGAATTTATGAAACTTTTAGTACGACTAACGGAATATAAAAAAATACCGTTAATACTTATTTATTAATCTATAATGCGCCTGTCGCAAATATTCATATATTTGTCTCGGGCATGTAGGAGATTTTACATGGCTGCTGCATATGAAATTAAATCAGCAATGGGTAGGGTCATTGGCTCTCAAGCACAGTGGGAACCAGTCGATTTAAAGAAATACCCTTTAGATAAACTATATAAACGTTATAACACAATACGTGCTACTCTTTTTAACAAATATACTAAGAAGAGTGGTGTGATTACTGTAGACGATTACGAAACTGAATTAAGAGCTAATGAAACATTCTTTCGATACTTGGATAGAATTGGTGAGAAAGGTTTTAAACTGACTCCTGGTAGTACTGAGATTAGTAAATCTGGTTTACTCTATAAGGAAGCATTGAGTAATCGATTTAAGATTGTACCTGTTAGAAAGGGATTATTGCCTGACGGTGACTTTAGTGATAAGTATATCTATAATGATTTATTTGTTACTAAAAAAAGTGTTAATCCAGTAGAGTTACAGAAGTATACTTTATTTACTGTCAATGGTTATGTCCATCAAACAGATGCTAACAGTAAAGGGTTATGGGTAGAAGATGGTTATAAAACCATTAAGAAGAGAAAGAAACACTGTATTGGCGTGATTAGCTTTGAGAATCTAGGTGCTTTAAAACAAGTCCCTATTCGTAAAGAAATGATTAGTAAACTCAATGATAAAGTTAGTTTATACCATGAATGTGTCATTGACATTGGTGAAGACTGTAGTGATAAAACCATTATCCTAATACTAGGTGGTTTCATGCATGTCTTAGATTACGAAGTATTTAGTCGTATTTCAGATAGTGCTGTTAAAGTTAAATTAAAGAATGTACCTTTGTTAGAACGTATTCATTTAAGTAATGATGATTTAGATTATGGTGATACTTTATTTGATAAAAAGTATGGTGAGACTAACTTAATTCTAACGGATGTTTATTCAGATGATTTTATTAAGAAATATCTCACACTCAGTTATTCTTTTATTGTCTTATTAGATAATACTGAAGTATTTAGAGATATTACTTATCCTAGAATGCGTGGTATCCCTAATAACTATTTAACAGAATATAAACCTAAATTACCCATGATGACACGATTAGGTAAATTCGAAGAATATGTTACTATTAAAGATGGTGATACTTATGTTCTAGAAACTGCGGATTGTCAATATCGTCCACGTTTGTATAATAAGAGCTGGCCTTTAACAGAGAATAGTTATTACAATGATGCGCGTCAGCCTACAGACAGATATCGCATTCCATCTGCTTACTTCTTTAACCTATTAACACTCGTTAAAAAATAAACCACAAATAAACAACATAAAAGACATATCTACTACTCTACCCTTTCAGGTAGAGTAGTAGTATGTTATCACTAAGGAACTAACATGATGAAACAAAAATATGGCGAAAATTTGTTTCATTTTCATGGACGAGAAAAACCCGACATCTTTCTCATATAAATCATGTATTGGAAAATTAATACTTAAATTTTTCTGTTGGTGTAGGTACTTCATTTGGTAACATACGACAGAATAAACGAGTATCTACAAAAGATATATTTAATCCAGAATGTTTACAAATAGATTCAATAGCACCAAATGAATCCTCATTAAAGTCTTCTGACTCTAAATCTTTTTCTGAAATAATTTTAACAGATTCTATTTCTTTATTAATTTCATTTACCTGATTAATACCTTCTTGATTAGACAATGGTGCAATACGTGGACATAACATCACTACTGTCTCTAGTCGTTTTTTAATAAACTCTAAATGATGGTGTGTTAGCCATTCGTTCCAATCGTAACAATAGAATGAAACCACATTATCGTCTAACCAATCGCTACTAATATTCTTAAGAGGTTGATGGATCACCCTTACTGGAACAATATTACCTAAGTGAAGTTTAATACAGGTTACCATGTCATTTAACTCTTCTTTAGTTAATTGATAAGGATAAGTATTTAGTACTAAATCTACTTCTGCTTCTTTGTTCTCGTATGTATTCTCTACGATATAAGAACCAATGATGTCTCGAAGATTAATCATGAGGTTAGTCATGGTAGAGTTAGCCAATACAGCAATGTTTCTTTCAGCATAGCGCTTACGAAATTCGTATAAGTCTACACCTGGGAAGTCGTCTCTTTCTCGTGTAAAGAAACCACTGACTTGTAGTTCATCTGCTTTCTCGAAATCCATCATTTCTAATACAGCTAATCGAGTATCGAATAATTCATCTAGACTAACCAGAAACCCATGTTTCTTTTGGACTTCTTTATTAATCATTTAGTTATCCTTTCAAAGTAGATTCATCTAGAATATAATATAGTACACAATCTTTGTAATTTAGTTTAGTAAATGTTAATAAGATTACAAACATCCAGATAGTAGGTTTAGTTAAATAATTTTTAACAATATCTTCAGCGATGTCTTGTTTATTAAGTTCTCTAACCAATCCACTAGTATAACGTTGAATGTCTTCGTATAAACCATGGTTATTTATCTTAAAGTAACAATAGATGTCTTGTAAAATATTAGATAATAAATTAGTATCTTCTGTATCTGATTCAAAATATCGATAGATATCTTGAATCTTTTCTATTTTAAATAGGTTATTAATAAAGAAAGATAACTTACTATCTGTAATAATAGAAAAGAATAAAGGTAAATGTTTACCCTCATCAAATCTAGATAAAACATGAGCGCTACTACGATAAAGTTCTTTTTCTATCTTTTTAGAAAAACTATTACTATCTTTAATCTCTTGTTCTAGTTTAGCTATATAACTAACAGCAAAATTAAATGCAGTTTCTACATCACTTTGTTCTTGGGTTAAATCAATATCTACATCTTCCATTTTGGTTTCCTTTTATTTTTGCAATAAAGTAGATTTTAACATCATTGCTGTTAAATACGAATGAAGCATTAATGTTGCACCTACTTCACCACTATATGGTTTTAATACATCTGCTGAAGCTCTACCCATTTGAGAAATAGATTGTTCTAATAGACGCATGCCTTTTTCAGAACCGCCCCTAAAGTGCATCATCTCTTCTACAGTCTTATTTAAACCCATGGCTAATAACATATTGACTTCAGGATAAGATACACGCGCACCTTTTGAAATAGGGCCTGTTGCTTGACCTGTATAGAAGTCAACATGGTTATTGTCTTTAGGAATAGAAATCTTTTTAGAAATCAATTGTTGTTGTACACGGATAGGAAGATAAACAATCATGGCTTCTTTATTAGATAATTCCCAACTACCATCCTCTTCAGGCATCCAAATCTTATGGTAGAAACTAATACCATACTCGTGTCCTACTTTATGTAAATTATCCATATTCAGACGGGCATTATCGTCACCAATTGGTGAGAATAATTGTAAGTAATCTTTTTCATTCTTAAACGAATGCATTAGTTCTTCGAACTCTTTGTCTGTTAGTCTATCTAAACGCTGCCGAGTTAGTTCAGCGTTATTGGTTTTTGGTAATAATTTACCAATAAATTCTACAGCTAAATCAGTCGCTGCTTTTCTGGCATTATTCATTTTGAACTACCTTATAAAAACATATAACAATATAAACACCTACGTAATCATAAGATTACGTAGGATGTCTAATTAATTACTGTTGTGTTTGTTCTTGTACTGGCTCTTCTTCCACTACTGTCTCACCAGCGTGGTCGATGTGTTCTTGAGCTTCTTTGACTTCTTCGTCATTAGTTTCAAGAACAGTTTCTTCACCATGTTCTAATTGAAGATTATCAGTATCTTCGCCTTCGCGTACATTACCATCTTCATCAAACAGAACTTTAATTTCTTCGTTCATTTGCATCATTTCGTTAGCTAATTTGCGGTTAGTTTCAAATGCTTCTCGAACAACAGCCGCTGTGGCTTCTTCTTGAGATTCAATCTTATTCTCTTCACGAGTAAACCATTCGGTATCAATCTTACCGTGTTCTACATAGTAACCAATGTAAGGAAGAATTTGAGTATCTAGTAACTCTAACCATTCCTTAGAAGTCATGGTTTCACCAAGTAAAGAACGAATCTCACGGGTATTGTAACCCTCTTCTTTCTTACCAGACAATTCACCAATACGGTACAAGAACAGACGAAGTTCACGAGACAAGAGAAAGATTTGTTCAGTAATTGATTTATTGTAAATTACTGCTTTCAGGGTATTGATATTGAAACCCATGAAATTAAACAAATCAGTCAGTGTGAAATAGCCATGTTTATCAATCAGCTTTTTCAAATCACTCAAAATAAAATTAGGGTCAGTAATCAGAGCTTCAAATGTCTCATCTTTCAAACCTGTTTTATTTAAAGTGTCTTCTACCTTTACTGGTTCTTCACCAGCCATCTTGGCATATTCATTATTAATCTCTTGAGCTGTTTCTTTAGTCAATTCGATTACTTGTTCTTCATTGGTGTTATTCAATTCAGTCATTTTAGTTTCCTTTATTTAGAAGATTCTTCAATCATTGTGGTGATTGATTTAACAAATTCTTTACGGTATTTTTTCTTAATGGTTTTCTTATCAGCTTCTAACCAGAATGGATGATAAGTACCCAATGCAATACGCATAATATCCACTGTAGAGAGTTCTAGTTGACAATGGTCGTCATCGTCAGCAGAGTACCATGGGCGAGTATTCAATAAGATATCCCAGTCATATCCTTGCTCTTTGACTTTCTCGTAAAGTGTCTCTGGAGTAAGGTCAAGAAGACGAACATCGATATTACCTAAAGCGGCACGCCAGTATTCTTTCATTTGTAACATATCAGCACAAATCTGAATAGCTCGAGCCAAACGAATATCTTCATCCATCAAGCTACGAACTGTAGTACGAGCTAATTTCACTTCAGGACGCAATACACAATAAGAATCTTTAAAGCTACCATTCAAAGACATATCGCCTTTTAAGCCAAAGAAACCATGTGTACGTAAGAAGTGGAAGTTAGTTAATTCTTCCAATACACCATACTTCTGCGATACCACTACGTTTACTGTAACGCCTGATGGGCCTGTCTTACAACGCAGCATCTTCATGCTCACTACGTTCAAGTCATCTGGGTTATTGTCTACACCAACACCTTTTAATGGATAGTCCATTTGGTTTTTATCGTATTTGTTGAGTTTAGCTACACCACGAATCAACCACATGGTCATGGCAAGATAGTTGATGTTATTAGGAACACCTTTTAACTGCATACCACGGTCTAAGTGTTGGAGTGGTTGGTGTACTGGAGCATATGGGTCAAGTTGGTATTTCTCACCATAGTGTACAGTCGTTGTTAAATAAGTGTTTGTACCTACTAAGATGTCTGGTAGTTCATCAATCATGTTGCGTTTAATTTTACCAGAAGTCATGTGAAGCATATTTTGTTTTGCATCACCTAAGTCTGTCTTATCACGCAATTCGTTAATTTGAGAACCTTCAAACTTGGAAGCAGAGTCTAATGTAATGTGTGTAGGTAATAGAATTTTAATCTTCTTACCTTCCCTATCTAGAATAGGGATTTCTACCATCATTTTAGAGCCTGCTTTTTTCTTAGCGTACATCCAGTCTTTTGCCATTTTAAACCATTCGTCGCCTTTATAGATTGCTGATTCAGTTACAATCCAACGACCTGATTGGAACCAATCTGGTTCATGGTCAGGACGAACAATACGACGTAAACGTGCTTCTAGACCTGGCATAAACACATTGTTTTCAGTATCGTATTTTTGACCAGTAGAATAACGATGTAAACGGAATGCACAAATCTGACTAATATAGTCAGCAATAGCGGATTTATATGAGTTACCAGGGCCTACAATTACAACAGAACCATTATGTCCACCGTTTGTAATATAACGCCCATGTTCTCCTAATACAGGTGCACCTGTTAGAATATCCATTAAGCAACCGATATTGATATTTGCGCGAAGATATGGTGATGTCTTCGCTTCCATTTGAAAGAAACCTTCAATAGCCATGTTATGTCCTTTATTGAAAATCTGTTTGTCGGGGGGTTAAATATAATGTATTCAAATATATTGGGAGAGACAATTTATTTAGCTATTTTTTAACCATAATTAAGAAGAAAGTCATTTAACATGAGTAAATTTGATGCATTAAAAAATCAATGGAATGTACCATTAGAAGTATCGATTGAACAACTCAATCTCTCCGTAGCTGAATTGAAAGATATTCAATTAAGTAACGAAGGTTTGATTCAAGCGATTACTGGTATTTTTAGTAAAGGTTTTAACGCTTTGCGACTGGGCGTGAATAAACTAACTGAAACAGAACAAAAACAACTTTTGGTTGATGAAGAAGCAGTTCGTAAATTAACCAGTAAGGGTTTTAGTAATAATTACGCTTACTTAATTGACCGTCAAGTGTCTGTACCGGCTGGTATGAATACAACCTATATTGTTTATACCTCACATGGTTTGAAAATGTCTGAAACATTTAAAAACACAATGGGTTTAGTAGAACAATTGCGTTCTGATATTGGTCGTATTATTTCTACACAAGACGGTATTAAAGATTCTACTATTTTTTCAGATGCGGCTTATGTAAAAGCTCTTAAAGAATTGAAGAAAGATTTAGACACTCTTAATAAGATTCGTAAAGGTAATGAATTCAATGCTATGCGTCCTTACGGTGATGTATTTAAAAATAACGGTGAATTAATTGAGTCTATTAATATTACCCGTAAAGCTAATGGTAATTTTAATTTAATCGATCGTCGTAAATTAATGGTTTCTGTAGAAACTACCATGAACTATGTAAAAGAATTGTCTGAATTAGCAAAACAAGACGGATTCTCTAAACAGTTAGTTACTAAAGTAGGTAATGCAGTAGCTTGTGTAGCAGAATTTATTGAAGCATTCAGTGCTTCAGTATTTAATCAAGAAATGACTGTACGTGCTTTAAATGAAGTTTCTTGGGAAATAAGTGGTTTAGCTTAAAAACAATTACTACTAGGATACCTATATGGTATCCTAGTAGTAGTATGTTATCTTGCTTTTAATTGTTTAATTTCTGCTTCTAAGGTAGCGACTTTATTCACTAATTCGATTACTTTCTCTTCAGCTATTTTAAGTTTAGCTCCCTTATCTGCATCTTTTTTAGCCAATTCAGTAATCTTAGCCAACGCAGGAGTTTGTTCTTTCTTACGTGTGTCTCTTACTGACTTGATTCTCTCATGGTCTTGATTTGAAATAATGTGTATTTCAGACAAAGCCATGGCTTCAGCATGTATCTCAACACCTACATTTAAATTACATAATTCTTTAATTTGTTCAATTAACAAATCTAAATTAGTATTTAATGGCATAGCACCTAAACGAATACCAATACCCATGGTTACATAATTTACACCTGTACCAATAGGATAAGATACTAAATAATGTAATGGGAATGAATATCGTTGTCCGGAATCAGTTCTTAGGAATACAATCCTACCTTCTGTTTCCATGTGTTCTTTATAGGTTGCTTCAGGTATCTCATGCTTCTTATAATACGTTTCATAAGGGTCAATACCTATTGCAATTAGTTGACCATAATTAGATATTGCGGTACACTCTAAAGCAGTATTAACAGGTAACAAAGAATTAAATGGGGCTTTAAGTTCCCATAATCCTTTTGACCCTACTGTTGGGTTATTTAAAGAAGACATTCATCTGTTCCTTATTTCTTATTGAAGTTATACTTAGCAGCTACTAAGTAGTGGAAGCCTTCAAAATTCATGACTAAGAATAACTTACCATTACGGGTAACACGAGTATAAATCTTATCACCATTGATAATTTCACCTCCTGGTAAAGTTAAACGTTCACGAGGTAGTGTAGAGGTAGGTGTCATTTCTTCAGCAACCGCCATCATGTCTTGTAACTTCAAAGACCAGTTTTGTGTACGGGTAGATTGATAGTTAAAGTCAGTAGAGGTAGAAGGCACGTCAATAAAGTCAGGGAACATTTCTCTGATTTTAAATTTATTGTCTCGGTTTTCTGGAGAACCACAAACACTGGAAGTAATAGAACGATAATACATCGAAGTAACTTGTAAGTTATCTTGGATATGTGCATCTGGCATTTCATTCATGAATGGTTTGCCATACTTAGTAAAGGCTTCTTTATAATTCATTGCTGGAGAATATAAAGAGGCTTTCTCTTTTACTTTATTTTCGTTACTGAATACATCCCATTGTGGCACAATAATGAATTCATTACGTTTAAATATTTCTGGGAATACTTCTTTCCACTCATCACGACTGTGTGTTGAATTTGCTAAAATAGTATCCTGAATCTTCTCACGCACAGAGTCAATATTGTCACCTGCATCACCCCAAATCAATACATACCAGTTGGTATCTAATTCTGCTTGATGATTAACTGGGTTATGCCATTTAAAAATATCTAATCTAAATACTGTAACTGGAGAAGAGCCTTTCTTAGCATTGGCTTTCTTAGTCAATAGATTAACAGGTGTTTTAGCTAACTCAGCTTCTACTTGAGTACGTGTAGTAAAGAATACATCCATTGCATCTACTGGAGGTACAATCTCAATCTCGTAATCATCGTATTCTGATTTAAATGATTTATCGCTAAACCATACGTGGAATTCATTATCATTGTTGTCTTTCCAGGACACCCATTGAACACAATAGTAGTTACCGTCAGTAACAACATTACCTAATTGGAACATTTGGGCACGTGTACGGAAAGTATCTAATAGATTACGTTTTAATTCATCTACGTAAATTTCACGAGCTGAACGCAATACATAATCGTAGATATGTTTAACAATATCTAAAGTCAGATTCAAATCATTAGCTGCAATTTCTACACGTCTATTGTTGTCAGTAGAACGAAATAGTGCTAAAGTGATTGACTTATCTGTATTGTGGGTATATAATGCAATATCTTTCTCGTAAGTACGAGAGTCTGTAGATAGTTCACCAAAACGATGTTCTTCCATTCTGGTGTTTGTCACGAAGAAATCGTGTTGTGCAAATGCTTTAATAGATTTACTCATTTTTTGTCCTTAAATATACTAATATACAATGAATAACTATAGGAGAATAACATAATGTGGAAAATAATTTTTGGCTTTATCTGGGAGCTTATCATCGGTAAGGATGTAAGACCAGGTAAAGCTTATCAACATCATAAATTTCGTATACTATTAGTAATTGTAGTATGCTTCTCTTTATTTTATAATTACCTGGTCACTAAAAGATTGTTCGTTTACTACGAAGCATACAATGAAGTGAACATTAAGTACGAAAAATTGAAAAAAGAAAACGTGCAATTAGAAGCAGAAAATAGAAAATTGCATGATATTGTAGTTAAGCACATTGACCGAAAATATAAGCCGCCACCATTGCCTGGCACAATGTAAATAAAAACAGATGTTTGGTTTCTATGAAAAAAGTAATCTCTCAATACTCTCAATTCACTTTAACTATAGGAACTAAACGTTATGTCTTATACTGGTAAAGGACTTATTATTTACTGCGATGGCGGTAACTTTAAAAGAAACCCAGGCCCAGTAGGGTCGGGTCTTTATTATTATACTTTCTCTAATGAAGAAGCTGAAAAGGTATTTCCAATCAAAGGTATTCGACCTACTAGTAAGGGCTTTACTGATATTAAAATGCAGAAGGTAAAAGAATACCCTAATGTTGGAAATCTAGATGAGTTTGTTAAATCTGTACTCGATGATGAATCATTCTACGATGTTAAAATTACCAATATGGTAGAGTGGTGTAAGGGTACAGGTACTATTGGTAGTAATAATGTTGGCGAGTTACTCGCTTTCCAACAAGCACTCAAAACAATTAATCAAGAACATCCTGATGTTTGTATTATCTTTACTGACTCTGAATACATTATTAAAGGTATGGGTTGGTTAGATAAATGGAAGTCTACCGATTTCATTACCGGTTCTGGTAAGCCCATTAACAATAAAGAAATATGGGAAGAAATCTACAAAGAAAGAAATATTCTGCGTGCTAATAAAATCCCTTATTCTATTAAGTGGATTAAAGGCCATGGGGATAACATCAAAGATAGTCGTACCATTTCAAACATCAGCAATATGTTTGCAGATAACTGTGCCAGTATTGGTGCTTCATTATCCAATAACAAACTTTACTTTCCAGATACTTTAGACGAAGTATATCGTGAGGTCACAATAGAGGAATTAAAAATAGATAAAAAACCAGAACCGATACATCCTCTATTGGTTAATAAGCGACTTTATTTTAGTTTCGGTGGTAGGACTGATAAAAATCTTTTCTATGTCGGCAATCCAGGATATCAGGTTGAAGATATCTATATTGGTAAACAAATCCCTGACGCACAAATTGGTATTATCTACATGAAAGATAGAAATCCTGTCATCGAAATGGTAGAGGAAGAACAAAATAAATGGTTAAATCAACATTATGGTTATAACAACCTAATGTATTGTCTGATGTTAGACAATATTGCTAATACTAAGACTTACCGTAAATTAGCAAAATACGGTAATATCTTTATCTCTCGACCACAAGGTGTTCCTAATCTAGAAACAGTAGATGGTAGTACACTGACATATGTGAACGATCCAGTTTACTTAGGGATGAAGAACATTGATAATATTTCTGCTTTACAGAATGTATTAGATTTGTATAAAGACAATAGTCATTTAGTTAAAGCAATAGATTTAACCGATGTATTCTACTCTACTAAAGAAATGGAAGTCGTTGAAGATTTACAGGGAAATAATATTAAAACGGCAGTAGGTAAAGCGTTACTTAAAGAGCACACTAACACAATGAAGTCCATTAAAATTCCTATTGAATTTGGTGGTGATGAATTTGTGAAAGAAAAGCAAGTTAAGAATATTATTTTAACCTGTGGTATTGACATGCCACGTAGAAATCAGATGAAATATTTTGAACAAGAATATCCGTCTGTAAAACTTTTGGTATGGCATACTTCGTGTGCTTTGTATCGTTTTGCTTTTCTGGTAACTTTACATGAAAAGTTAAGTGAGGAAAAACTTACAATTAAAAACTATGGAATTTGGGAAGGCGTAGGGGTATCTCAAATTCTACTTGATTAACAGGATAGCCTACCATGATGAGTATAATCTATAAACTTCTAAAAATTTTACTCCCAGAGCGTTTAATTAGAACTTTGTTTATTACATCTCTTTATACGAAACTGTTTAATGTCAAGACTTTGGATATTAGAATTTATCATAAAGTCAATAAGCTCTTAACAGTATGTAATAACGACTATGCGTGTGGTGCTGGGATGAGCTTAGCTCAAGTCTTCTGGAATGGTGTGGAACTACAGATTGTCAAATCAGAATTGAATTCAGAAAATCGTGTCGTATTGACAAAAGAAGCTGAAGAAGAGATTGTTTCTAAGATAATCAGTAGAACTCCTAACTGGCTTATTTATAATCATGCTGACATGGTTATAGATATCAAGAAGATGATTGAAAATCGTTTAGAACTAAAGAATATTACAGCTTAATAATTAAATAACTATATTACACTAAGCACCATAATGGTGCTTAGTGTAATAGTATTTATTATGTTTATCCAATTGGAGGAGAAGTAACAGATTGTGTTTCGCTGTGTCGGTGACCATTAAAGGATTTACCATCGATAATGTGGTCGCCTTCAGTAGTCATCGTACCAATATGTCTAATATCACCACGCATTTCAAAGCCACTGCCGTCACCCCCAGGCCCTGCACTGATACCACCTGCTACCGTTAAGTTACCAGTATGTGTTTGAATTGGTGTCACTGTAGCAATATTAGCAGTAGCATTATTCTGCATTTGCATAGTGTTGACTTGAGTCACTTGAGATACATTAGAGGTTAAATTATCACAGCTAATGGTAATATCTCGTTTGTTGATTTCAATATAAGCACCTTGTGCTGTTTGTAAACGAATAATACCATTTCCTGAATCTATCTTAATCAGATTACCGATGTCATCCATAATGTTAACCAAACCTTGTTTAACATCTACATTGACATCATAAGCCCATTTCTCACCATCTGATTTAGTCGTATGTAATACATTGACTTTCTTCTCATGGGTAGAGATACCTTGTGTCCATGTATTCTCTGGAGTAGGTTTCTCATTCTCATTTTGAGTATTAGAGAAACCCATGATTCTGGTTTCTAACTTCTGATAGTTTTTAGAATTAGAAACCGTTTCCCAATAGAAGTAATCTGTATTGGCTTCACGGTATATTTGTACTTCTGCACCACGTCTAATATTAGGTGGTACCATCATGTTTGGGTCACGACATAGCCACTTAGCAACAATGGTATTACTGGTACGTACACCAACAGATATCTTATTACCATAGCTATCGGTATACTCTGACGTATATTCTTCTATAACATCATGTAATTCACCATCTACCATAGGTAGCACACTCTTAGGCCATACAGTCAATATGTCTGTATTTATCTCTAAGTTAATGGCTGCTATACCCCTTGAGTATGGTACAAGGTTATTTAGATTATCCATTATACTTTCCTTTTATTAATATATTGTAACCTTTCATATTTTTGAACAATTATGTCTTATTAAAAGGATAATAACCGTGAAAATATTATCGCTAGAATTAAAAGGTGCTATTCGATTAGAATTAAGTGGTATTAAAAAGATTACCATTACTCCTGAAACCAGTATCATGGCTGTTATTGGTAGTAATGGTAGTGGTAAGTCTAGTCTATTACATTACCTAAGTCCAATGTTAGCTGATAAGAGTGACTTTAGTAAAGACGGGTATAAGAAGATTAGGGTAGAACACAATAATCGTATTTATTGTTTGACTTCTGATTTTAGTATTAACAAACACTCATTCGTAGATGAAGGATTAAATGAAGAATTGAATATCGGTGGTACTGCGACTATGCAGAAACAACTGATTAAAGATTACTTTAACTATACCGATAAAATCCATTTACTCTTAACAGGTAAAGAGAAGTTTACGCAAATGTCTCCTGTAAAGAGAAAAGAATGGTTTACTATGTTGTGTGATTCTGATTACACATTTGCCATTAATACATTCAATAAAGCAAAAGATAAGTTACGTGATGCTACTGGTGCTTTGAAGAAGATGACTCAACACCAGATTCAGTTAACTTCTACTAATGTGGAAGAAAATGAATTAGCAAACATTAATGCTTCTATTAACGAACACAATCTTAAGATTGAAGAACTCAATAAGATTATCGGTTATAAAGACGCTTTTGCTAATCCCAATTACAATATTGATTTAGAGAATAACTTATATTCTTTAGTTAATAAAGTAGAACCACTGAATAGAAGATTAGTAAAGTCTATTACAGATATCTCTAATAAGGAATTAACGCCAGAGTATAAAGAAGAAATTATTCAGCGTAAACTTTCTTTAGAGAAAGAATTAGAAGCCACTGAATTATTATACAGTCATTTGATTAAAGAATATAGTCAAATGGAAAATAAGATTAGTCAGGTAAAGATTACTTCCCATTCTGAATTAGAGTCTACTCGTGTTAAGATTGAAGAATTGACGCAAAAGAAGGATGAATTAGAAAAACAAATAGAATCGATTTCATGTGAATATCCAATTACTGATTTACATTTACAAAAAGAAGTATTGGTACAAGGTAATCCTGATGTACTAGAATTACTTCATCGTTTAAGTTTATTCGGTGATGAAGATATTACTCGTGATTCTATTGCTGAACTAGTTGATAAGATAGATTCGGTTAAGAAAGAGCAATCTAATCTTACTGTCTTATATAACAGAATTGATGAACGAATTAAACACTTAGAACAAAAAGAGAAAGAGATTAAAATCCTTTGTCCAAATTGTTCACATGAGTTTCACCCTGGGTTTGATAAAGAGAAGTATGGTTTGTATTTGAAAAAACGAGAAGAAGTTCAGGATAACCTTGATAAGATTACATCCCTTATTAAGGATTTGGAAGAACAATATGTAGATAAGAATACGAAGTATACTATCTTAAAAGACTTTAGTCAGTATTGTCGAAATCAATCTAATGTGTTAAACCAATGGTGTGTTGATGTTATTCGTAATAAACTTTATCTAGGTAAAGTATACGAAGCTACTGAGCTTTATAATAATTATAAAGACTATGTAGTCTTGTCATCTGAAGTAGATAAACTTAACCAAGAGATTCGTTCTTATCAACAGATTATCGATAATGCAAACCAAGTAGATGAGAAAGAACACCATCTTTTAACTGAACAATTAAATAAAATGTCATCTCAATTGGAAGAAGTTAGAAGAAAGAAACAAAGTATTATTATCCATTTGGAATCTATCGAAGATATTCTTCATTACTACAATGAATTTGAAGAAGCTAAAGACTCTCTTCAAACGACATTGGATGATATTGACGATATTCAGATGAAGTTAGCTGAATACGATATTTATACTTTAGTATCTGGTTTAATTGCAGAAGAAAGAAATCAAGTAGCTATATTGACTAAAAAGCAAATTGAAATCATCACTCGTGAAAAGAATATCGAGATGGTAAATAAACAAATCGAAGATATTAAACAAGAGATTGAATCGTGGTCTGCTATTGTGGATACATTAAATCCACAAGATGGTTTAATTGCAGAGGGTCTATTAGGTTACATTAAGATATTCTTAGCTAGAATGAATGGTTTTATTCAATCTATTTGGTCTTATCCTCTTATTATCCATCCTGCTAAAATGACAGATGGTGAAAGTAATGATGAGTTATCTTATCGTTTTCCAATGACTGTGGGTTTGAGTGAAAAACCAAAAGCAGATATTTCTTTAGGTAGTGATGGTATTTTAGAGATTATTGATTTAGCATTTAAAATGATTGCCATGAAAGCATTAGGTTTATCAGGTTATCCTATATTCTTAGATGAGTTTGGTAGGACATTTGATGCTAAACATAGAGAGAATGCTTTAAAGCTAATTGAAAAATTATCTGAAGAATTTATTGAAGACCAAATATTTATTGTATCTCACAATTTTATGGAGTATTCCGTTTTAAATGATGTGTCTTTCTGTGTATTATCAGAAGACAATATCGTTTTACCACCTAACAACCTCAATAGAGGTGTTGAAATTATTCGTTAAAAAGGAAACTGAAATGATTGATCAAATTGAACAAAATCCTGGTAAACAAGCTGTAGAAACTGCTATCGCTAATACAGCAATTCACGATTGTGATGATAGCACATACGAAGTTCATGTAAGTGCTGCTACACAACATATGTTGGCTCAACTGCGTGAGAACTTCATTACTGGCTTGAATATTTATTCTCTTATTGAATCCACTATTTTGAAGTACGCAGAATCTCATGCTACTAAAGAATATTTGTTGGTTAAGTCTACTCAAGCTTATAAACAACTAAATAAGAGCACAACTAAAGAGTTGGGAGAACTTCGCCAATTGGTTGAAGTATTGAAAAAAGAGAATGACGAATTGCGAAATGAATTAAATGGTTATCGTAATAAAGCTACTGTAGTCGAAGAACCTATTTCAGAAAACGATGTAGAGAACGCACCTATTCTAGTTACTGCACCAGATATTGAACATTCTTCTGAACATACTGTTACTCTTTCTGATGAAGATGTTGAATCTGTTAAAGGTAATGGTAAAGTAGAAACTATTCCTTCAGTCACTCGTGCTGATTCTGTTAGTGATGAACAATTGTATGCTTGGGCCAATAAAGGCAAATATATTTCACGTTCACTCTTGACGGACTCTGATGAAGATGGTGACAATATTCGAGAAAATAGAACTGGATTAGCAAAAGAACCTGAAGAGATTATTGGTTCTACTGTTTACGGTGGGAGTAGGTCTCTATTAGACCATAAACATCCTAATCCAAATGGTGCTGGAAATGGTGTTTTTGTTTCTACTGGTAAACCAGATACCCGCGATACTAGAAGGATTCGTGTCACTGAATATTCCAAAGTAGCAGATACTAAAATTTAAACATATAGATTAAATAGAGAGACACTAACTTAGTGTCTCTCTATTCGATTAATCATCCATACTATCATTGTCGCCTTCAGGCAATGTATTCAATTTACCTAATACTTCTTTTTCTGTAAGAATAACAGTACCACGTACTAATTCACTGTCTGTAATTTCACGAGACGCAGGAGGTAAGTCAATTACTCTTTCCACCATAGTTTCAACAGAATTAGGGATAATTTCCTTAATCTCTTTTCGCTGTTCTTCATTTCGACTCATTGCTTCAGATACAAGTGCATATACCAAGTCTTGTTGTACAGCATTTGATTCTTCATCTACTTTTAACCTAGCTTGTGCAATCACTGCTTTATCATTTGCAGCCATCATCTTTAAAGCCATGTCTAATAAATCTAGGTCATTTGCAACATCCTCACCTTTTGCAAAAATGGTTCGAGTCAACTGTTGACGTAATTTAATGTTTTCATCCATTACACCCAGTTCATCGTATTTACTGGTGTTACCTACTTTTTCAAAACCATCAATACGAATTGGTGTAACTTGTTTTGGTTTAGGTGGTGAATCTTCAATCATTTCTTCAACCATTGTTTTATCCTTTTTTAAATTTGTTTTAAACATATACTATTATATTGGAATTGGTGTACTTCTCCACCAGTTATTTTACTTATGAATTTCTAAAAAATAGAAAATCAGTTATTCATAAAATTATATAAAGGAATCCCTATGTCTATAATTAAAGATATCTTTTATATCTGGAAACATTATAAGGCTAATCAAAGATTAAAATCTCTAATAGAGAAAAATAAACAATACGAAAGCTTTATTAACGATGCTCTTTATATCGAGATTAATGGTGATTTTAATACGATGTATACAAACCTAATAGAAGTTTGTGAACATTATCGTAAAGAATTATCTCCTTATAACAAACGTATCTTGCCAGATAACATTGGTACGGATATTAATCAGATACCAGTTGGGATTAAGTATCTAACTAAAGCAGATACTTTAATAAAGATAAACAGTACAATTGGTTATCTGACTTCTCAACTGAATAATCCTACTTTTAAATTAAAACCTTTAGAAGTAGAAAAACTCAATACCAACTATTTAAGGTATTCTCCTAACATAATCACTATTGTCGATTTCTTCGATAAAATGGTTAATTTGTTAAAAACATTAAAGGATAAGAAAGACAGTCCTTTGATTTACTTTAAACTGAAACCTCTTATATTTGTACTGATGTCTGTTATTGTCGTTAGCTCTAAAGCACTGTACGAATTTAATAAGGTTGAAGAATAATTATTTATATAAAGGAAACAACATGAACAATGAAGACACTATGCTTCGTGGATTTCGAAAGATCACCGATTCTAAAGATGGTGGTTTAGGTGAAGTCACTAATGATTGGCCTGGAATCTGTGCCATGTTATTACGGAAGATTATCCGTGATATGTACATTGGTAAAGGTAAAGAAGGTTATATGCAATGGCAGGATGAGAATGTTACCTATCCGCAAATGGAAGAACTCATCGAAGAGTTTGTTAAACGATACTATGGAAGTAGTATTTCAGATGCTGAATTAAAATCTGAAAAATCTCGTTTACTGACAGAGTTCTCTCGTGATGGTATTTCATTTAAAGTATTGGGTGAATTACTGTTGGTACTGGATTTTGATTGGGTAGATATTTCGATTACTGCTGCACGTAAATCCGGTACAGTTAAAACCTATATGCAACATATTGGTGGAATCGGTAAAACTCAATTTGAACATCCTGAATATACTGAAGAATACAATCGTGAATCTGGTGGTCATGAACATCCAGCAGATTGTCCTGATTCTTTAGTAGTAAAGAAAATCAAAAAGAATGCTACTCGTAAGAAGCATTCTAAATAATATAGACTATTTAAAAAGGAATTAACTTAAATGACCAACTCAACAAATACACTCGAGTTTAAAGCATATCGAGATATGGATAAGAAAGATGGTATTGACCATATCCGTATCGATAAACATGCCATTACTTTACTTGGTAAGCAGCTGATTCCCAGCTATACTCGTACATTTTATCATCCTGTTTACGGTTCATTTGCCAGTATTCAATCTGCCATTGAGTGGTATAAACTGGAAAAAGACGATTTCGATGTACGATTGATGACAGGTACCAAGTTAGATGAATATGTAAAAGAACAAATTGAATCTGGTAAAAATACGGTTAAAACCACAGAAGTACCAGATTATGTAATTAAAGAGTTTATCACATATTCTCTATTGAGTAAACCTGATTTATTCAGTATGGCTGTAGAAAATAAATTACCTTACTGTTGTTATCATGTTGGTAATGACGGATATGCTAAAGTAAATTATATCCAGTATACCCGAATACTCGGAAAAGTAATTGACGAATTACGTGGTAAATAATCAATTAACTAACTATACTACGCTACCTCTTTTATAGGGGTAGTGTAGTATATAAAATCTATGAATTATTTTTTTAGTTTTAGAAAAGGAAATAACATGGCTAAAGTAAAAAGAACACCTGCTCCGCCAAAAGGTAAAAAGGGAAATAAGTCTAAAAAGACAAAAAACGGTGTAGGTAATAAAGTATCTACTAAAAAGAAAGATGATGCAAAGACGGTGTTTAATAGTAGTCTAGATACTAAGTTAGCTACCATTGATGCTTATCAGAATTTAGGTAATACTGTTAATAGTTTATATCAGTTTACTAACACTATGTCTTTGACTTCTATTACAGATGCTATTAAAGGTGGGTTAAATGGTTTAAATAAAATCAATGAATACCTTAAGATGGCAAAGGATATTAGTACTGGTCTTAAAAATGGTAACCTAATGGATAGGGTAGGTTCATTAGCTCCTGGTGCTAAAGCAGCATTACAATCAGCTGGTTTAGACCCTGCCATGTTTGATAAGGTACAAGCAGCCGCTAAGATTGGTAATGATGTTATTACGACAGTTAAAGACGTTCGTTCTGGTAAACTAGATATCTTAAATGGTTTGAATAATCTAGGTAAAGCAATTACTGGTCAAGACATTGGTTTGATAAAAGACATTCAGGCATTTAAAGCATCAGCTGCTGCAATTGTTAAAGAGTTTAGTAGTGCTGGTATTGCTATTCGAGACAACTGGTATTCCTTAGTAGGACATCGTGATAAAGACGGTTACGAATATAATGTTGCCATGGATGTTGCTACTACTGTAATGGATGACTTACTTGAATATGGTGATTACGATACTGCTAAGATAGCGATTAAATCTATCAACCCACAAAAGTTAAAAGAAATCACAGGTGATTCAATTGAAAAGATGTTAAAAAACTTTAGTATGAATTCTGTATTTAATCTAGGTAGAACTGAACAAGATGTATTCAATGATGTATTAAGTACAATTGAAGCATTTGATAATGGTAATTACCTTTGGGTAGATAGAGAAAGTAATCGTAAGTTATTTAATGTTCGTTTGTTCATGAGTGCTTCTGAGGACTTTAAAAGAATTGCTAAAGTAAGTTTAGCAGATAGATTCTTTTTAGATAGCCATGTTAAAAAGTCATTGGATTATACTGATAAAGAAAATGAAGTATTGTTACTACTAGGTAATGTATTCACTAACATTAGTGATTTTAAAACTGAACTTAATAAAGACTTCCCTAACTTTATCGTTAATGAGCGACAACAAACAGTTTCTATTATTTCACCTGATGCATTTAAAATTAATAACGCATAAAGATTACATTACAGTATAGCTTTCGCTATACTGTAATGTATACACATATTAACGTTCTGCTCTCTCATCCCAAAGTAAGGCATTTAAACCATCTTTTAAGAATAGGGCACCTAGCATTTGCCCAGGTAAACTATTACCCATGACACTTGCTGTTCTTGCACTACTATAACTAGAAACATATTGTAATTGGTTAAATGCTAATCTACGTTTTAAACGAGTACTTTGATAATATTGTTCATTAACACCCATACCTGCTAATGTAGCCATATAATCCATAAACGGAGTATCATCGTCAAAGATACCATTTACTAGATTGGTTGCTGCACCGAAGAATGCACCGGCGACTGCACCACCTATACCACCAATTAAACCACCACCAACCATTTTTTCAATGGTTTCAGTCATAGAGACACCTTCTGTAATAGGCATAGCGATAATTTCTTCCATCGGTGTAATAGAGAAGCTAACATTCACTGACATTAAATTACCTTCTGGTGTAAAACCCATTGTACCATCACCACGTGTAATAGTGATAGAATCAATTGCAGCTAGGCGAGATTGCATCCTACCTTTATCGTAGAATTCACAATACAATGGATTAGAGTGAGAGTGTTTACCTACAGATACAGGCAATGCAGCAGCCAAAATACAAGCTAATGGAAAATATACATCATTAAATGCAGAACGACGATTTGCGTATCTTGCTTTTAATGTAAATGAATAACTTGGTTTTGGTAATTGTGCTTCTGATGATTCCCAGTATTTGGGCATAGACACTGTACCACCGCCACCAGCAACCAATAGACCACCTAATCCTACAGCAGATATAGCACCAGTAGCAAAAGATTTAATTCCACCTACTACCGATTCAATTGCATTAGTCAGCGCGTCATCACCAATATTACCACCTGCTAAATCAAAGTAAGTGGAGCGACCAGTAGAAGACATACTGTTAATCTTTTCCATTAATGAAGAAGTTTTGTAGTTGTTAGAGAATGTTTCAGAAACAGCACCTGTATCATCCACACGAAAGCTAACGAAAGCACCGCCTTCTCTTAACTCTTCTTCTAGGAATTTCCAGAAACCATCATTACTTACACTATCGTAAGTCGGAGTATCACCAATATCACTTTTATTTGCTTTTTCCCTTTCATCTTGTTGTGGTTCACCATTTTCACCAGGTCTATCTGAATTATACATAGCACCACCACCATCAGCCGACATGGAAGTCCATTTAGAGATGTATTCAGCTAGTTTGAAAGAGGTTCTACCGTTTCTATTACGATAAGAAGTATGGAGCATTTGTCTTAGGTCTAGTTTAGTACCTGTAGCCATTTGAATCTCTTCTAATGTTTTATAACGTGCGTGTGCTAATCGCTGTGCACGTGTAGCTACTGCAAATACGTCAAATTGTGCGCCTGATTCATAACCGGTAATTTTACCTAATGCACCATCTAAGAATTGGTTAATGTGACCATTACCACCGAATGTATTAGGCCATAATGCTTTCATGGCTTTAACATTATTATCGTCCCACTTCATGTCATCTTCACCAAGTGTCATGTCGTTACCATTTTCGTCCTTACCAGTACCACGGTGAATCAAACCTAAGTCTACTAAGAAGTGGTTACAGATAGTTTGTACAGATGACCAGTATAATGGCATATTTGGTTTTAGATAAGCGTATTTAGATGTTGGTACACGTAAGAAGAAGTTCTTGGCTTTACCTAGCATACCAATCAAAGCCAGTGGCCATGTAATAATAGAAACAGCATGTCCAACTAAACGACCTAATTTAAACAATAAGGTATTAATCAAACCTTTATTAATAAATGCTGCTGCACCTGGGTGGAACATACCAAACAAATAACCAGTTAATGAGTTAAATGCCAATGTACCAAACCTAAATGTTACTTGTCTATAGTTATCATCAAATGTTTCTGAAAAGTATGGACTTAGACCATCGTCATTTGCACCTTTTCTTGCTTTTAACCAGTGTGTATCTGACATAGGGTCGGTAAACAAACAAGGTTGTGGTAATGGGTTAATGACCAAAGAACCACCTGGTGCAGTATCTTGGAATTTAGAGTCTGATGTACTCCATGTTCTGGTCTCTAGTGATGCGCCATCCAGTGTTTCTTGGTTAATCATGAAGATACTGCGTACCCAGTTTTTATCGTTAAAATAACTCGACTTACTGGGTTCTATCTTCCCATCTATTTCACGTACTCTCTTTTGTACGTCCTTATAAGGATTCATGTTACTCATGTTTTACTCCTATTTATCAATCATAGAAAATAATAGACTACCACTGTATAAACAGCGGTAGTCTGATTACTTTATTGATTACCTTTTCTCATGTTCACTGGTGATTCACTTAAATTAGGGTTTGTTCTAAACTCACCTGAATAATTCACCTTGTCTCTAGCAGTGGTTTTAGAATCCTTAGCGGAAATTTCTTTTTTACCTTTCCTTAATTCATCTAAAATATCTGTCAAGAGTTTAGTTTGTTTCTTATTCTCTTTAAGGATATCTTCTGCAACAGAGTTAATGTTCTTAGAATGTTCTACTGACTTTTTAGTTGCTTGTTCAGAAACATTCTTCATTTCAGATACATTAACTTTATCCAGTTCGGCTTTAGCTGTTTTCAATGCAGTATCCAGAACAGAATGGTTATCCATTTGTTCTTTATATTTTCTACGAGCTTCTTTAGTTTTATTTAAAGTAGTTTCTACCATGGTAGAATCACTTCTTTCACCAAAGTGTTTGAGAATATTTCGGATAGAAGATTGAAGTTTAGCTACATTGTCTTCTGGTTGAGATGTAGAAGTACCATCTGAATTTAAGTGTCCATTGGTTAGTATACTAAGGTCAGTTACTGTGCCTGTTAAATCGGATATGTCACCTGTATTAGTGGATTTAGTAATGTGTACTTCATTCTCGCCTGACTGAGATTTAGCCAGAGCATTTTTCAATGAAGTCTTAGCATCTAAACCTTTTAAATCACCTGTAGATTTAGAACCAGTTTGTATTTTAGGAATACTTGGGTTATTACTACTGGTTGAACCACTAGCTGCTTTTAGTTTAGCAGCAGCAGATTTTTTACCAGAAGTTGCTACTGGCGCAGGTGTTTTAGGTAATGATACCATACTGTTAACAGAACCATTGTAGGATGCACCAGCTGGTGCTTTTGCACTACCATTATAACCTGGTGGAAGACGAACTGCAATAACCATATTTTTAGTACAGCTAGATTCAGTTACGGCACCACCATTATTACCGGCTTTAGCACCACCTTGGTTACCACCAATGTATCTTACTTTACCACCTTGTTCACCTAAACAGAATGCCACGTGATTACCATTATGGAATCTAATTACCACAACAGCACCATATGGATATGTTCCAGGTACAGCAGGTTGTCCCCAGTTCTTATAAGAAATTGCAGCGGCACTTTTTGTAGAACGAATACCTACAGACTCTAAGATGTAACTTACGAAAGAAGCACACCATGGTGTTTTACCACCGGCTTTCAAACCTACTGCGGCATGGAATTGTCTTACAGTACTATCACCACTAACTTCATTTAAGCCTAGGTATTTATAAGCAGCAGCCATCCAAGGAGTACTTCCGTTACCTTGTGGTTTACCAGCGTTTTCAGGTACACCATTAGCTGTAGCCCATTGTTTACCATACTCATTAGCTTCAGTATTAATCTTAACTAATGCAGCTTGTTTTTCAGCAGCGGATAATGATTTGTTTTCATTAACCATCTTACGAGCAAGGTTAAATGAACGCATCTTATCCATATACTCTTTATCTGGAGCCATTGTGCTTCTACTGAAACCAGAATTAGCCCAATCGTATCTAGTAGATTTACCAGCTACATTAGGATTAACACCTCCACTAGGCATTGAACCAGCAGTGGTATTTGTACCACCAATTGGAACATCTACACCAAATGAACGGTGTTTAGCAAACATGTTATTGGTTAACTGTGCACGCACTTGACCAATTGTACCAGAATAAGAAGGATTTGCTCTAGCTGCTTGTGGGAACAATGAAGCAAATGAAGCACTATCACCTGCTTGTAAAGCTTTTCTTGCACCACCTAAACCTAAGAAGTGTGCTAGGTAAGCATCGCCTGGTTGAACATTATTGGTTACTTTTCTCAATGCTTCAATATTATCTTTAACATACTGGGCACCTAAGATGGCATTCGCTGCACCATTGGTAGCAGGAGTACCAGCAGGGATATTATATTTAGGACCATATTGTTTTAACATTTGTTTCCAAGTACCATCAAGGAATTGGAACAAACCAGTTGCACTAGAACCTTTTGCTCTAATACCAGGTTGGAATCCAGATTCTTGTGCAGCCATACCTGCTAACAAACCAGGGTCTACACCTACTACTTTAGCAGCTGCAATGATAGTATCTTTTACAGCAGCCCAGCTACCAGAACCAGTAGGTTGTGGTACATTGGCTAAACTACCACCTGCACCATCACCAGTTAAGGCTTGTATGTTTGCCATAGTGCCATTAGCTAAGTTAGATGCGACATCGGTAGCAGCTTCTAGGGCTGATTTATCGCCATTCCACCAAGCTGAAACATTTTGCTTAATACTATCCCAAGCATTACCTGCTGTATTCTTAAATGTATTCCAAAGATTAGAACCATAATCTTTTACCTTATCCATGGCACTAGATAATTGCCCCATGACGGTTGATTTATTGGCTTCTTCAATAGCTTTAATCTTACCTTCAGAACTACCTTTAGATTCTACATCTTTTTTCAGATAATTAATATCTGCATCAGCTGATGCCTTATTGGTATTTAGTGTATAACCTTCCCATGGTGAAACAGTACATGACCATACGGAACCGTATTTACCTTCACTGTTCATCATGGTTGTAGCAATAGCCATTTGTTCAGATGGTCTAGCACGAGAAATAACAAAGATATCTGTAGTATTCAATACTGAACGTACACCATTCATTAAGTTCAAGAATGCTGGTAAGAAACGACCACCAATATACATGGTCAGTCTTTGTAAACCAGAAGTATCGTTTTTATCAATACCAAATAAACCACAGGCTTTAATGACTAATTCTGCTATATCGCCTTTATAGGTTGCTTTGCCTTGAGAAATAGTTACGTTTTCTTTAACCATTAATTCTAAACGAGCTAATGTACTAATACGGTCTGATTCGCTTAAGCTAGATAAACCATATGTTTTATAACGAATAGCATTAAATGGGTCGTAACCACTTTCTTTAGGTGTGTCTTCAGCAGTATCGGATTCAAACAAACCAAAAGTACCAGCTAACCCAGTAATGATACCAATACCTGGAACAGCAGCAAGTAAACTAAACTTACCAGCCCCTTTAATAAAGTCTGTTACAGGTTTACTCTCAGTCGCACTGGCTGCTAATGCACCACCTGCGGCGGCTGCTGCTACACCTACACCCATTTTACCAATATCTTTAGCTTTTGATTTATCTAAACCTTCTTCTATCTTAGCAGTTTCAGCATCTTTCTTAGATTGCTCTTGTAATCCATTTGCCATTGCAGCACCTTGTGCAAACTTAGCGCCTTCTGGAGTGGATTTAATCTTAGCTAAAATGTTATCGATAAAGCTAATTGCTTGGTCACCTGAACTATTAATAGCAGCATCTTTAAATGGAGATTGTGTAGAATTATACTCGCCTGGTTTTGGTTTAATACCTACGTAGTATTTGTATTCTTCTTGGTCTTTTAAATCATAAGCATCTTCAGCACTGTTTTTAGGATTAATACCTTTTAATACACTCATGGTTTTTGTAAACACAGGTTTAAACCTAGAGTTATACCAGTACATCCAGTTAGCTGTATGTTCTTTATCTTCTTTATCTACTTCAAATAGTTCCATCACTTCTTCGATGTCTATTTTAGATTCATCGATGCTAATCTGTCCATTTACATAACGAACAGCTTCGTCTAACATGTTCTCAAACTTCAGAATAATCTTAGCTTTCTTCTCATCTTCATCTGGATTAAAACCATACATTAACAAACGTGCTTTTACTTTGTCATTGATTTTGGTATCGTTTTTCAATAGTTTATAAAGACCATAGCCTACGGCACCTACAGCGGCTGTACCTAAGATAGCCCAACCAATTGGGTTAGTAGCTAAGAATGTAGCCGCAGTACCTAAACCACTGGCTAAGCCACCTAAACCAATACCTGGAGTCATTGCAGCAGATAGGGCTAAACCACCTGCATCCCATGCGGCATCACCGAAGTTACCTTGTGCTAAATTACTAGCCATCGATACACCAGATGTTACCATGCCAAGACCACCTAGGAATTTACCACCTAGTTTAGTAGCGCCACCCATGAGTTTACTACCTAACCCACCTGCTTTTGTACCTCCGAATAAACCACCAGCTGCCTTTCCTACAATGCCTGCACCTGGTATCTTAGATGCTACTTTACCTAGGAAACCACCAGCAGCTTTACCACCTACTGATGCAGCTTTGCCGCCACCTTTCAGACCCATTAAGCCTAACATACCGGCACCTACTGTTTTAGCACCATCCCAAAGTGTACTTAGAAAACCGCCGCTCTCTTCTTCCTCTTCACCATCTTTATCTTTTTTCTTTTTACCTTTTCCAAAACCAAATGGTAAAAGACTTGCAATCATAGAGGCCAATCGGAAATCTCGCTTAGCTTGTTTTTCATCTTCAGCTTGTTCTTTCTTCTCTTCGGCTCGTTTCTTACGGTTATCCGCCATGCCATTTTCACGTAAACCATCACCATCTACATCACCTAAAGTACCGGCAGGTAGTGGAATACGCTTATCTAAGAGATTATAAATAGCATAGAGATAACGATTGGTATCGTTAACCAAAGCAAGATTCAGGAACATACCATCCATTGCTGATTTTACTTTACCAATACCTTTATCGAAACCAGATTTAAATCCAGAAGCTGCGCCAGATAAAACAGCCCAACCAATCTTAGCTGCACCTACAGCTAGATTAAAACCAAACCTAGCTAATTTAAATGCACCAACAGCAGTTTTAACACCTAAGTTAACCGTTTTAGATACTAAGTTACCAGCCATAGTGGATAGTTTCTTAGCTACTAATTTACCCATTGTACCAATCTTATTACCGTTTTTATCTACTAAACCTTTTTCGATTTCTTCTTGAGTAACAATAATGGTAGGTGTACCAGTTTCTTGCATTTGCCTAACATCGTAAATTGGGCCTATCATTTTACGAGCATCAGTAACATAGTCATTTGCACCTTCATCGTAATACATTCTGTCTTTAATATCACGTGCGAGCATTACTGGGTTTTTCAAGTCACTAGGTAAATATACGTCTACTTGTAAAGCATTGGTATATCCTTCTTTTACTCTACCGTAGAGATTATGTTTCTTAGCTAACATATGTCCTGCTGCAAGAATAACACCTGCTGGGCCTAATAGTGCTGCGCCTACTGCTAAACCACCTAATTTACGAAGTACCTTTTTCTCTTTAAACCAATTCATTGCTTTTACAACAGTTGGTTTATTCTTAAACATTACAATAGAATCTTTAAATTCATCGTAAGTTAATAAGAGATTACCTTCTTCATCGTAAATTGAACCTTGGATGTCTTCCCATTTTTTGATGACTTTACCTTCAGCTGTACGGTATTTACCCATCATGAAGTCTTTGGCTTTTAAGATAGGTTCAGGTGTGCCTTGTTTATACACGTCCATGAATTTATCTTTAAATTTATTTGATTTATCGTTATAAAAGTCTTGTACATTTTTCACGTACTTATCTTTATTATCTCTAAACAAATCAATACCACCACCAACAATACTAGAACCTATACCAAATGCAGCTGGTATACCTGTTCTAAATGGCCATGTACCAATACCCCAAAGGAACTCTGCATTTTGTCTAAGCAAGGATTTCTTTTGGTCTTCTATTGATTCATTCGGTTTAGGAGGACCCATTACTTGGCGTTTACGTCTAAAGATATTATTAGCAAACTGCCACCAGCGTTTACCTGTTTGTGTAGTAGGGTCACTATTCTCTACTTTATCCGAAATAGCTAATGAACTTAAAGTATCCAATTTCTGTACAGCTACTTTTAAATACAGATTCGTTAATGTGGTATTATCAGCAATGATTTCTAAATTAGATTTACCTTCCTTATTTCCACCGATTTGGGTATTAAGTGTATTCTTAATAGAATCAAATGCATCCGTAGATTTTTCAGCAGTTCTTCTGAACATGTTGATAAATTTTTGGATAGCTGAAGGGCCGCCCATTTTTTCAACATCTTCTTGATTAATGACATATTCGTCTTTATGGACTACGCCAGCCAATTCATCTTCTGAATTACCAGAAGTAGATTTACCTGTATAACCACCAGATGCAAAGCTACCCATTTTCTCTAATTCACGTACTGTCATTGAATCAGTATTACTAGGAAGATAAGGTAATAGTTTTCTATTCGGGTCGTATCTACCTGATAAATAACTATCTGAAATTGTTCTACCTAGTGCTGTATTACCAAAACCACTTTTTGTTCTGCTATTTTGATAAGCCATTGCTGAGGCAGCATTTCGGGAAGAATTTCTATATGCAAGTTTATTATCATTTTGGTCTGTATAATAACTACGCATGACATTTCTAAAATCATTACCAGATAGATTATTCAAATTAGACATAAAACTATCGTAACCAATTCGACCGTCTACAGTAACCACACCACTTCGTTTTAAATAATCTAACTGACCAGTTGCAGATAAATTATTAATTAAATCAATGTCTGGTTCTAAGCCTTTAGTAGCTGAATTGATATTGTCAGCAATTTCTGCAAAGTTCTCCTCATCTTCTTCGTGGTCTCGTCTATTAAGTTCTTTAAACTTCTTAGCCACAATTTCTGCTTTTTCTTTACCAAGCAATGTAGCAAATGTATCTGGGTTAGAAAGTAATTCAGGTGTCAATGGTTTACCTGCTTTACTATAAGAAATTAATATCTGGCCAATTAAATTAGAATCTTCTTTAGTAAAACCATTTTTATATTCTAATTTACCAATCTTATTGTAACCGTGTAAATCCAACTTACCCATTACACCTAAGCCAGCTGAGGTATATGTATTTGCTGCATTTGCACCTAATGCACGAACCGTTAAATCTTTCTGCATCTCTGAACTTTTTTGGAATCGTCCTGATGCGTGATTATAATCCAAAAGCTCAACTTCACTACCTGTACGTATCATGGTGATTTCACGTAAGATTCTAGATAAGTATCCTGGGATAATAACATTAATTGATTTATTAGCTAGTCTTTGTTGTCCTTCTGGTGTATTAAAATCTTTATAACCATTAAGATTATCTACATGAATTGCTTTTGCCTTATCTGTAGCTTCATCTACGTGCATTTTTAACCAATCTACAGCACCAAGCATCCAATCAGTTATTGTGTTAGATTGTTTATCACCTAAAGAACCATCTTCTTGTTTATCTCTTGTACCTAGATAATTAATCAAGAACTTCTCAATTTCTTTACTACCTAACATCTTAGATAATTCAGGCCCCATGTTATTCTTAAAGCGATTTAATGCAACACCACCTTTAAGAATTTTATCACCGTATTTGGTACCTTTCATGTTTTTTCTAAGAAATTTACCTACTTTACCGCCTGCTATAGATAACAATGAGCCAGAAGCTAAACCAGATAGTTTTCTAGTATCAGAACGACCGTCACTAAACATATCATCGGCTTCATTATCCAACATGGTTTCAGCCATAGGGAAAATAGATTCAGTAAGGTCACTTAGAGTACCAACATATTGAGAAATATTTTCACCAATATTCTTGGTGAGTTTCTCCATGAAACTAGAAGAAATACCACCAAAAAATTTCTGTTTAACCTGTTGTTTTATTGCTTCTGTATTCTTCATCTTAACATAATCAGGTAAACCGGTATTTAATTTAATGTCGTTTAATGTTTTCAATAAAGTAACATTAGATGTCGATTGGTTATGATAAATATCACTTAACACATGTAATTGACGAATACCTAATTCAATCGATTTACGATAATAATTAAATGTATTGGTATTACTAAATAATACAGATTGACGTAATGAAGCATCTACTGATGCCAATACTCGATACTGTCCTTCAAAACGTGTTGTTTCAATAGCGTCTTTAGCTAGTTCTTTTTTCTCGTCAATTACTCTCTGTTTTTGCTGTACTTTTGACTGTAAACTAAATAACTCACCAAGTGTTTGGTTAATTGAGTTATTTCTTCTGGTTTCTTCAGAATCCTCTCCGCTATCGTATGAATCATCATCACTTCCAGCTACTTTATTTAGTAAATTAGTTACTTTAGTTAAACCATTTCTATCTGCGATAGGGATTACTTTACGTAATAGACTTTGGGTTTGTTTCTTAACAGAATTGAGTGATTCTAATGATTCACCAATTGTATAACCTAAGTTATCTTTAGCGTTAGATACTTCATCAAACACTTCACCATATGCCTTAGGAAGTACTTTATTTAATACAGTCTTCATCCCTTGTTTAGAAATGATACCGTCCGATATACCCTTAGCGATATCAGCTGTAGCATTTAATGCTGGAGAACGATTGGATTTATTCTTTTCAAAATCCACTGATTCACCATCACCAAAGAAATCAGCATCGTGCATTTCTTCTTCGAAATCAAAATCGAAATCGAATTCATTGTCCATAGCCATGGCTTTTTGGACATTCTTCTTTTTTCCAAACATGATATAATACTCCTGTTTGTATTTTATTAAAAATTTATATACTCCAATTATATTATTGGGATTTCATAACTTTACGCCTAACACACTGTTAGGCTACTCTCATTATAAGGAATAATTCTTATGGATGAAAATTACAATAAGAAAGTAAAGGCTAGAACACCTTTTAATCTTTCTTTACTTAATCTAGATTCTGGAAATATTTATAAACAATTAGGCAAAGTTACTTCTGGTAATATGTTCGATGGTGCTAACTATAACTTGCACCCAGAAGGTCTTTGGTCTAATGAAATCTTTGGGCCTGTAGGCGACCCATTGCGTTTAAAGAAACAAGCCTATATGGATTTAAATGTAGAGATTCTACATCCTTTAGTTTATCGTGAATTGATTTCAGCAAATAAATTACTTGACGAAATTATGGCAGGTACTGCATTTGCTGTTTTTGACGAAGAGACGAAACAGTTTGTTCGTTCTAATGCGATTGATGGTGAAACAGGTTATGATTTCTTTTTTAGAAATTTTGATAAATATCAATTGCCAGACACTGGCTCACCTAAACGACGTGAGACTATTAAATTAATTGAAAAGAATAAAGACATTCTAAAGATTAATAAATTTATTATTCTGCAAGCTGGTTATCGTGATGTAGAATTTAAAGATGGTCAAATTTCCCATGATGAAGTAAACCAAATTTATCGTGAACTATTATCCCTAGCTTCTTCTATCGGTAGTACTTCGCATAAATCAAACATGGCTTTATTAAATAATACACGCTATGCTATTCAGAAGACTGCTTTAAAATTATTCATGTACTTAGGTGAAATTACAGGCCATGGTAAAAAGAAATTAATTCAAGGTAAATGGGCTTCACGTAACGTATTCCAAACTACTCGTAACGTGATTACAGCACCTAAAGCATCTGGTCGTTTTGCACATGATAAAGATAACCAAGGGTATAATAATATTGTCGTTGGTCTATATCAACAATTAGTATCTTGTTTACCATTTGCTATTCGTGGTATTAAGAATAGTTTCTTAAAAGATAAGTTTTCAGACCCTTTACATCCAGTAAAATTGGTTAATAAGAAAACACTAAAAGAAGAAGATGTTTATCTTAATCAAGATTGGTTTGATGTATTCCAATCCGATGAAGGTATTCGTAAACTGATTCACCGTTTTAAACCTGATGCTGTTAGGCATAAAGCCATTGAAGTAGATGGTTATTATTTGGCATTAATCTATAAAGGTCCTGATAATACTTTTAAAATCATGAACAGTATTACAGAATTACCACCTGATAGAAGTAAAGAAGATGTACACCCATTAACATTTATTGAATTACTTTATATCTGTACTTATCATGAAATCAATGATACTCCAGGATTTGCTACACGTTATCCTATTACAGGTATTGGTAGTAATGTTCCTGGCAATACAATTGTCATGACAACTACTAAAACAGAAAAACGTAAGATGTTAAATGATAACTGGGAACTAGACGATAATAGTCTAGAGTTTCTAAAATTCCCTGTATACGGAATGGATAGTTTCAATTCCATGAGTCCGCCTGTGACATCATATCAAGGTATGGGGGCGGACAACGACGGTGATATGACTAACTTAATTTGTTCTTTTACCGAGGAATCTAAAAATGAAATTAAACAGTATAAAAAAGAGAAAAAAGCTTATGTTGGGAGCGATGGTAGAATTCGGTATCCCTTGGGTTTTGACACGATTAACTTTGTTTGCCATAATCTTGGTACTTTTGAGGAAAGTGTGAAATGAGAATAAACTACAATAACTTTTATCTTAAGTTCGGTAATAGAACTGTAGATAAATTACAAGCACCGAGGATTTTTAATTTATCTAAATTTATCCTCCCAAAACAAAATGCTTTTCATTACTTTGGTAGTACCAGTGATGACGTAGGGCCAAGCAAAACAAACCCGATGTTTGCGGAAACTGTTCAGCGTATTCCTATTTATTTTTACCAAGACTTAATTACTCGTCTAGGTAACATGAATATACGTGCTTTCATGCCATTAGAAGTTATTCGTAAATACATTAAACAAAACCATAAGTTTATTCCTTGTTACGACTTAAGTAAAGTAAAACCTAATCCATTAGTACCTGTTATTTTAAACTATGCTATTTGCGATAAAAGATATAAATACTTAGGTAATGAAATTAGGATTCCTTACTATAAGAATACTAATATCATTAATACTTTTATTAAAGGGATGAAAGACATCTACGATGCACATGGTGATTATTATAATCAGTTTATTTTCTTAAATGTCCCTGATTTAAAAGACTTGCCAAAAGTATCTGAAATGAAGATGGGTGCGAATGTTGTTACTAACACGTTCTTTACTCGTTTCAATACACTTGAAAAACTTATTATTTTCGAATTGTGGAAATGGTTAGGTTTAAATCGTAATAAGTCTATCTTTAAAAACATTCCTTTAAAAATCCTAGATAAGATTAATATTGTTTTTATTAGTAATAATGTCTTTACTTATTATTCTTTAGGTCAATTAGACAGATGGCGTAAATCTGATGAAAATAAATCAGGTAAACTAGATCCGACTAATATGTCTAAAAACTTTATTAAAATGCTTATTCAGTTAAACAAAGCTTCTGTAGATTCTAGTTTAATTGAATTAACTGAAGAAGAAGTAGTAGAACAAGAAGCTAAAGAAACGGAAGACTTTAAAGGTTCTGATGACGAATCTAATAAAGATAAGCAAAGTAAATCACTTACTAATACTAAGGTAAATGAAAAACCAGTAGATGTAGATGATGAAGATGATACAACTGATAACGCTGATGAATCCGAAGTAGAAGGACAGGAAGAAGATAATCTGGATATTAGTGAAAACATTATTACAGATGATTCTGCTGATTTGACTGTTCAAAAAGACTTAGATATTATTGGTGATATTATCGACGATGAAGATGATGTTGATTTTTCAGAGTCTCTTGATTCTAAAGAACAAGAAAAGAAAAGTAATATCAATATTAGTCGAGTAGTTTCTATCCCTACTGAACAAGAAGAAGAATTTAACGATAGAATTGATACTAATTTAGATGTATCTGATATACTCAATGTATCTAAATTGCCTATTGAAGAAATTCCTGTCCTAGTAACTAAGCCTAAAGAAACCAAAACAGCTGAAGAGAAAGCGAAAGCGGCTTTAGACTATATTGCTAAAAACCAAAACATGACTGTATCTAAATACGATGGTATTCGTAAATCTATTGGTAAGTATCGTAATTTAAAACTAACCAATGATAGTAAAATGACCGTTGGTGAAATGGTAAATACTAAACCAGAAGAATTAGAGATTTCAAATGAAGATAAAGAAGTTTCTACTTTAAATGTCATGGGTAAGCGCTACATTGAGAAACACTTAGAACGAGATGTAGCAGCAATGATGGTAGGTATTCAAGGTGGTGGTGCGATTGTACACGATATACGTAAACAAACTCATGAAAATATCATGGGTGGTTACGATGTATACTCCATGAAGATTAAACCTATCGAAGGTGAGCAATCTACTATCCGTGTTAAACTACCTAGGATTAATAGTGACGGTAAATTTAAGGTCTCAGGCGTTGAGTACATAATGCGTGCCCAAAGACGAGATCTTCCGATTCGTAAAATTAACGATAGTACTGTGGCATTGACTTCTTACTTTGGTAAGACATTTGCTAAACGAGATACTACTCGTCAGTTTAACTACGAGAAGTGGTTAATTGGACAAATACGAGCTATCGCATTTAATCCTGAATTAGATTCAGTAAAAGAAACACGTAGTGGTAATGTGTTTGATAATAATGTAAAAGCTCCAGATATCTACTCCCTATTATCAATGCATTTCAGAGCAGTAACTACAAGAGACGCTTTTATCTATTTTGATTATCACAAAGCCAATGAGCGTTTTGGTAGTGATTTAGTTAGAAGTGTAGAATCTAAAGGTTTATTCTTTACTGGTAGTTATAAAGGTAAGTTTGGTTTAGGTGTTAATGAAGACGGTATTTTCTATTCTGTTATCGGTAATGAAGTAAATGAGTTGGGTGATATTGAATTCATGTGTGGTATTGATTCGTCTAAAGCACCTGTAGAATCAGTTACCATTGATATCATGGGTAAACCTTTACCAATTGGTTTAGTATTAGGTTATAAACTTGGTCTAACTAAACTGATTGCAGCATTAAAACCAAAACACTATAAAACTGTTAAGACAGGTACACGTGTTAAATTAGAAAGCCATGAATACATGATTAAGTTTTCTGATTTCTCCTTAGTGTTATCTCGTAAAGACAGAATGACTTCATTAATCTTATCTGGTTTAAGTAAGTGCGATACAAGTGATATTGCAATATCTCTTTTAGATAGAAAAGAAATTTATTTCAATCTATTGGAAACTATTAAAATTCCAGGACGATATGTTAAGGAAATTGATTTATACAACAACATGTTTGTAGACCCAATTACTGAGCGTATCTTGATTGAGATGAATGAACCTACTGATTTCACTGGTTTATTGATTCGTTCTGTTGAATTGCTGTTAACTCGCTATCATGCTGATGAAGTAGACATGACTGGTCAACGAATTGCCGGTTATGAAAGAATGGCTGGTGAAGTATATAAAGCTATTGTTAATTCATTGCGTGAACATAATCGCCATGGTATTAAAGCAAACTACCCGATTGAACTTAACCCAGAAGCTGTATGGATGTCTATTTTAAAAGATACATCTAAACAAACTGTAGAGAACTTAAATCCAATTCAAGATTTAAAACAACAGGAAGTTACGACATTTAGTGGTAATGGTGGTCGTGGTAAGAAGAGTATGGTTAAACGTACTCGTATTCACCATAAAACTTCTGTAGGCGTTATTTCAGAAGCTACTGTCGATAGTAGTGATGCTGGTGTAACCACTTACATGTCTGCCAACCCTAAGTTTAAATCATTATACGGTTTACCAGAAAATGCTGGTACTGAAGAAATGAATAAGGATTTAAAACCTGAAAATGTATTCTCTACTGCAATGATGATGTATCCATGCTCTGATACAGATGATCCTAAGCGCGCGGTGTTCTTGGGTACACAAATCAACCATACTTTATCTACATCTAATGGTCAGGTAATGCCTCTGCGAACTGGTTATGATGAGAAACTAGTAGAACGTTGTAGTGATGTATATGCTTCTACTGCTGAACAAGATGGTGTTGTTACTGATGTAACTGATTTTGCGATTACTGTTACTTATAAAGACGGTAGTACGAAACAAGTAGAGATTGGTAGACGTTATGGTTCTAGTGGTGGTTTCAACACTGCTCACGACATTACCACTAATTTGAAGAAAGGTGATAAAATTAAGAAAGGGGATGCTATTGCGTATAACTCTGACTTCTTTACACCTGATTCGATGAAGCCTGGTAAATTAGCCATGAAAACTGGTGTATTAGGTAAAGTAGCGTTAATCGAACATCCGTATACCTTTGAAGACTCTACAGCTATTACTCGTAACTTTGGTGAAAACACTCGTGTTAAAACTGTAGTTAAAAAAGAAGTAGTTGTAAACTTTGACCAAAGTATCCATAGACTGGCTAAACCTGGTACTGTAATTAAGATTGATGATCCGTTATGTTACATTGAAGACAGTATTACTCATGATAGTAATCTATTTGATGAGAATAGTATTGACTTATTAAGAAACTTAAGTAAGTCAGCTCCTAAGAGTAGCATTAATGGTGTTATTGATAAAGTAGAAGTATTCTACAATGGTGATAAAGAAGATATGTCTGAATCACTGATGAAGATTGCTAATGCTTCTGACAATAAATTAATCGCTCTACAAAAAGCTTTAGGTAAAAAACCATATACTGGTGAAGTAGATGATACTTATCGTGTAGATGGTAATCCGTTACTTGTAGATACTGCTGTGATTGTATTTACTATTAGTAGTGACCAAGGTATTAGTGTCGGCGATAAATGTGTCTATGGATGCCAGCTCAAGGCTACTGTAGGTTATGTATACGATGAACCACCACGTCTTGCTAATAAGGATGGTTCTATGGGTATGGAACTTGATGCTATCTTCGGTAGCAACAGCGTTTATAACCGCATCGTTAATAGTCCATTCTTAATGGGTATGACAAATACCCTATTGGTTGAGATGAGTAAAAAGGTAGCAGATACCTACTTTAATAGTAAAAATTAGCTGTATTTGTGACTAGAGAGGCTGCTTCCTTACGGGGAGTAGTCTCTCTTCTTATTAAACGTTTAATGAATTTATTTACTAACCTCGAGGTATTTAAAATGAATAAAGAAATACTCGTCGATTCAGAAAACGCATTGGTTTTAGCCAGTGCTGCTTTTCTAGTGAGTCGTTTATCACTACATGTAATCAATAATGTCATCGGTACTCTTCCTGAAAAAGATGGTGATGTTTTAACAACTGACGTAATCGAAGAATTAGCATTGGCTGACCTTCAACGTCGTATTATTTCTAAAGGAGAATCTAAATGATTAGCACTCGTTTACTGGCTCTCTCTTCCCAAACAGCTAAAGCTTCTTTATTGCCACGTCAAAAATTAAAATGTCAAACTAATAGTCCTTTAGAGTATATTTTTAAAAACTGTATGCCTGAAGAAGAGATTGTGGCTTCTACTGAAAGTATTAATCAAAGTCTAAGTTTGATTTCCGATAAAGCAAATACCCCATTTGCTCTAAGCGGTAATTTGGCATTAGGTGTTGCTCTAGATGAGATGGATAAAACTTATGTTAAACCTCTCATCAACCAAGTAAACTTTGTACGCAATGTGGTTAACCCAATTGTAGAGGAATTACACAATAAAGTAGAAGTTACTTTAAAAGAAAAAGAACAGCGCGGTGCTGTAATTAATATTAAGAAGCTGGATATCCCTGATTTCCTATATGGTGCATTAGGTCAATATATTAATAGTTTCGCTATTGTAGAACGTGTACAAAAAGGCCCTAGCTTTAAACCTACATTCCCTGATAACTTAAGCCGTGACCAATTAATTGAAATGTGTCGCACTAGTTCAGATGAAGTTAATGCTGGTATTATGGAATTAGCTACTATTTGGAATAACTCATTTGAAGGTGATTTATTCGATACTGCTTACAATGAATTGATTTTAAGTAGTAATGAGAAAGTAGGTGGTTTGGTTCAATCTTATCGCAATATGTTATTAAGCGTTATTGGTTTCTTGGTTGTAGATAAAATTGCAAAAGAACCTACTAAAGGATTGAATTTAGATAATGTTAACTTGACTGTATGGTGTAACTTCTTCCGTTCTGCCTGCGCTCGTGTTATTCAATCTAATATCAACCAAATTGCTAATGCTATTTCTGGTAAAATCCTTATCCATGGTATTAATCCAGATACTGCTAAAAAAGAAATTACTGTTTATGGTAAAGTATACGATGAATGGGAAAGCCCAGATAAAATCGAAGTAATGGTAGGTATTCTGAATACTTCTAACAATACCCACTATCGTTCAGTTAGTAGCATTGTTGAAAACTTAGATAAATTAAAAGACCGTGGTTCTGTTATTTTATCAAGTGAAGTACGTGTAGAGAAAAGTCGTAAGATTTCTCGTCTTTTAGACGCTATTCAAGGTAATATTATTAACCTGATTCAAGAAACCATCGATAGTGAAGAGACTTCTGACTTACGTAGTTTTATTCCAGACAATAAAATGTCTGTAGAGTATCGTAGTGAAATCAATAAATTCTTAGATGCCAACTACCCTGGTTCTCGTCTGTTAGAAACACCATTGCGAATGGTTATTGCTCAACTTATTTGCAAACTGTTCTTCCACGAAACTATGGCTGGTGTCATCATTCAACGTATTAATCAATTAGAAATTAAAAACCCTAATGCTACTCCAGCTTCATTGATTTCTAACACCATGATTGATTTATTGATTGAATGGGTTAGTGGTCAAATTGAACTAGTAAGCTATTAATCTGTAAGGACCAACTGATGAATAATCTGTCACAGCGTGATGCTGATAAAATCAAAGATATTTTAAAAGAAGTAGACAACCAAGTAATTACTACTAAAGGTTGTAAAATCATTTTCCCTGTACGTTTTGAAACAGTTGGTCTGGCTACTGTTGGTGTAGATACTTCATTCTACGGTTTGTTTAAAATAGAGACACTAGATGGTAACTATTACGCAATCCACAACATGATGGGGTATCTACATTCAGACCCAGATTCTGTAGATATTGTTACACATGAGGAAACACAAGAACCGTATTATGTGTTAACTTATCAACCTGGTTCTGTGGTTATTAAAACAATGGATATTTTGAAAGATAATAATATTATCGTAAAAGTATTTAAGGAATTTATTAGTAGGGGTAAGGTTCCATTCTACGTAACGTATATGGATATTAATAAGATATTCGATACGTGTGATGAGTTTGCGGGAGCTTCGTTGTCTGATACAATGGAAGCACCTACTGTGCCAATTAGTATTATTGCGAGGAACCCAAATGACATCAACCAGTATTATCGGGAAATTATTAATGATGTTGATATGGTTAATACACCACCTGTGTATGTTCCTGCCTCATCTGTAAACTTTAGTGCCACTAGTGCATTAACTAAAATTACTGGTAGTTATTTCTACACTGGTGTCGTTTCCGCTATTAATAATCCTACTAACCAAACAGAAACTATCGATTATATCTTAAGATATTAAAAAGAAATGGATATTTAATTATGTTAAGTTACGACATGAAAGATTCTAATTTTGTCTATAAAATGTCAAGATTAGATGGTACAGATAAACAAGGTATCCTAAGACCAGATGAAGGTGGTTGGTATACTATCTGTATCGGTGCGTTAGACCACGCATCTAAAAATGTAAATAAATCAGGTCAAAATGAATACTATTCTTCAGAAGGTGCTGAAAGCTTCTTTGCCCCAGGTACTTTGTTTAATGATAGAATTCAAGGTGGTTTCGTTAAAGCTGAATATGGTCACCCTAAGCGTGAAGCTGGTATGACTGATATTCAATTCCTAGAACGAAATATGCAAATTGAAGAAACTAAAGTATGTGCTACCTTTGGTGCGATTTGGTTAGTGCCAGGTTATATCGACCCATTGACTAAAGAGAAATGTGTTGGTATCTTTGCTAAAATTAAACCAAGTGGTCCTTATGGTAGGTTCTTAGAACAAGACTTGCAAGAAAAAGGCTTCAATGTTTGCTTTAGTATCCGTAGTCTGACTACTCGTAAGAACATGGGTGGTCGAAATGTTAAAGTATTGCACACTGTAATTACATTCGACTATGTAACTGAACCAGGTATTACTTGTGCTGAAAAACTAATCAGCCCATCTTGTGAATCTGTTAACCATGTTAATGCTATCGATACTTGTGACGTTGAAGTAACAGCAGAATCCGCTAAACGTGTAGTAGAACGTGCTGAGGCAGGTATGGTATCTGTAGAGTCTTCTACTTTATCTGTTCTAACGGATATCTTTAAACATACATCTGTTAAACCAGTTAAACAAGATTTATCTAAATCATTTAATTGGTAATTCTGTAATAAGGAGATTGAAATGAAAGTCAATCCAAATATTTCAGAAGAACAAAATCTACTTAACCACATCAATGAAATTAATGAGTTTCCATTAAAATTAAGTGAGGTTGAGTTTGGTACACCACGTTCTAAAATAAACTTACCTGATAGTTTAACTAAAGACCAATTTGATGCATCTGAAGCATTTCGTAATAAATTCTTAAAAGAAAAGAATACTTCGGTTAAAATTACCGCTAAGGATAATAGTGAACGATGGGAAGGTTCTAGTACTATTCGTTCTTATAGAAGAGTCCATGTAGGTGCACAATGGTTAATCTACGCAATTGATGGTGATAACTCTGATGGTTCGTTTAGTATTACTACTGATAGTTGGCGATACAGTACTCCTAAAGTAAAAGAAGTATTTGATGCTATTAAAAGTAGAGCTAATTTTAGAATGGATTCTTTAAAAGTAACTGTGGTTAAATATAGTCAGAATGGCTATAACTACGATACTGGTAAGATTAGGGTTACGGCTAATCCTGATTCTTTGGTTTATATTGGTTCCTTCGACATGGATGTAATCTTTAAACCAATATCATTCTTACCTATCACTTTAGATGGTTTCCATGGTGTAAAAAGAACTAACTAAATAATTATATATTACTTAATAATATACTGAAGAGGATATCCT